TGGTGGGTCAGGTGGCAGTTCTGGTGGGTCAGGTGGCAGTTCTGGTGGGTCGGGCGGCGGCTACGGAGGATATTATTAATGAGTAGATTTTTTGCGAAAGTATTTCTAGCATACATGAATACATCGCTCTTAGTTTGTAGGAATTGCAACCATGCTAAATAAGGATATGGACAAAGAAAACGAGACAAAACCCATGCATAATGCTCAAATGCAGCCTGATCTTTCAAAAGAAAAACAGCCCGATGTTGTGGCTGGTATCTATGTGCGCGGCCATATCAAAATTCATGACCCTGAATCAGGCGAAATTTTTGTAGACAAGCCAAACGCAATTCATTATGAAAACATGAGCGAGGCTATTGCTTATTCACTCAGTCATAGAAATCTATTGTACATGTATGAAATGCATTTTGGTAATGGTGGTACAGCAGTGGACAGCACCGGAGTCATCACTTATCTGGTTCCCAACACAACCAGCCAAAGTGCTGAGTTATACAATCCAACATATTACAAAGTTGTTGATGACACAGACATAACCAATAATCCAGATTCTACTAATAATAAAATGACTGTGCGTCATATTCCTGGAAATCCGTATAGTGATATAATCATTACCTGCTTGCTGGACTACGGCGAGCCAGGTACTCAGAATGTTTTTGATAACAGCACCACACTCAACGATACCTTTACTTTTGATGAATTAGGTATCAAAGCTCGTGCTCTTGATGGCACAGCAGGCGCTGGAAAATTACTCACGCATGTAATTTTTCACCCAGTGCAAAAATCACTGAACCGCCTGATACAAATCGACTATACTGTGAGAATCCAGACCCTAACAAATCTCAGCGCGATAGGATGATGTAAATGGCTTATACTATAACCAAAACTAACGGCGACACGCTTGTTACCATTCCAGACACAGAACGCAATACTGATTTTGGTATTAGCCTTGTTGGGCGTAACTACTCGGGCTACGGAGTTTATCTTAACGACAATTTTGTGGCACTCATGGAAAACTTTTCCAAAAGCACTGCGCCTGCTAGTCCACTAGAAGGACAACTTTGGTGGAACAGCAGCAACAATGATCTGCAAATTTGGACTGGTGCAGTTTGGAAAAAAATAGGACATGTAACAGCATCTGGCTCTGCGCCTACTGCGGCAGGCAGAGTAGTTGGCGACTTGTGGTGGGACAGTACAAATCAACAGCTCAAGGCTTGGGCAGGCGAAACTTCGGCCAACAGCACAGCAATTTACGGCAGTTCGCAATACATTGTGAGCATGGTGACTACCAATGCTGTGCGAATTGGTGATATTCTAACCACTGGTAATGTTTTGAGTGCAAATGCAGTAACCGTAACACAAATCCTTAACACCAGCAATGTGCGTATCAGTACGCCAGCCACAATTTTTGCAGGCGAAACAGTCACCTTTACCCGCGGTACTGGGTGGAATTTGATTGGCCCAACACATACCAAAGACCAACAGCTGACTGGTATTTTTCCACGCACAGTTTTAGATAACCAAGGCATCGAAAGAGTGCTGGGTTTGATATATCAGAAAGGTAGTGTGGTAGGAGCTGTAAGTAAAGAAAACGAATACACCATTGGCGATGCATTTGCAATTGACAGATTATCTGTTATCAAACCAGGTATTACACTGATTGAAGATGCCGCACCGCAACTGGTACGCACTGTTCTTGCCAATGCAACTGGTACCAGTGGCAATACCGTGGTATCTTTAACTCAGACTGAAGGTTTAGCCGTCGGCGATTATGTGATAACTGCAAACATTGCTTTTAGCGCACTCAAACAAATTACAGAAATTTACGGAAACGGTGCAATTAGATTCAATGCCACCACAACACTACAAGAAAATGAAGTGATAGTTTTTCAAAGAGGCATTGATCAAAGCAACATGTTCAATGGTACTGCTACCAATGCTCAGAGACTCAATGGAGTAACTGCTGACAAGTTTGCCACTCTAGACAGTAATCAGTTCTTTTTAGCCAATGTTACTATTGACGGCAACCTAGCAATTGGACGCACAGCACTGGGCGAAGCTCAGTCTCGTATCAGACATGACGGTGCCAACCTTTCCATAACCAACACTGTGGCCAATGGAAATATCAGTATTGCAACAGTGGTTTCTACCATTGGCGGTACACCAACAACCGTAATGCATGTGAATGGCTTGAACGGCCTGATTGAAGTTAGAAGCGTGCCAGTGACTGCGAATGGTGTAGCAACCAAGAGCTATGTTGATAACAGTCAAGGCACAGCGTTGTCTGCAATCACAGCAAATGTTAATGCATTGATCAACGGCGCCAGCATTGACAAACGAGATTTTGGAAATGTTGCTACAATTTTGAACAGTCAAGCAAATGCCATGGTGTTGGCCAACAGCGAAATTGCTGTGCGAGCCAATATCGAAAGCCCAGTCTTTACTGGAATACCTGCTGCTCCAACAGCCAGCTCGGGCACCAATACAACACAAATTGCAACCACAGCATTTGTTGTGGCTTCGGTCACTGATGCAAATACCGCAGCATTTGCCAATGCTGCTACCCAAGCAGTGACACTGGCCCAAAAAGCAAATATTTTAAGTCCTACCTTTACCGGCGAGCCAAGAGCACCAACTCCTGATGGCGCATCAGATACAACACACATTGCAACAACCAGCTGGGTAAGAAGTTTTGTATACACTGAAGTTACCACAGCCACATCAGGATTAGGCGGTAAAGCCAATAGCCTTGCTCCGGTGTTCACAGGATTGGCAGTAACCCCAACCGCACCAAACATAACATATCCTGCGACCCCGGGCACAACAACTAGCCTTAACATTCGCAGTACCTTTGTAAACCCAACACAGATTGCAACTGTGGGATTTGTGGCCAATGCAATTGCAACCATGCCGGCCCAGGACCTGAGCGCCTATGCACCATTGGCCAATCCGGCACTCACAGGAGCGCCTACTGCACCAACACCGTCAGAAGGTGACAATAGTACAAAGATAGCGACCACGGCGTTTGTGAAAACTCGCTCACCTGTATTAAGTGTAAACGGTGAAACTGGTACCGTGGTATTGGATGTTGGTGACATAAGCGGCGCTGCTCCAATTAACAATCCCACTTTCACAGGAGTTGCAACATTGGCAACTGTGCCAAGCGGCGACAGCGACAACGGTACTATTCCTACCACCAGCTGGGTAAAAGATATCACAGATACCAAGGCGCCGTTGAATGCTCCTACTTTTATTGGTTTAGTAACTGCTCCTACTCCGGTAGAAAACAGTAATACAACCACAGTGGCAACCACAGCATGGGTGGTGGCTAGGATTTCTTCAGCCAGTGTTCCAAAATGGGGCGGATCGGCTAAATTTGTAAGCACAGCCACACCAGGTAGCGGTGACGGACAAAATGGAGACATTTGGTTCAAGTACCAGGCTTAATTAACAACCCATAAAAAACCATGCATAAATACAGTGAATTGGAGTCTAAGTAAATGGCGTATAACATAACCAAATCAGATGGTACTCCGTTAGCTACCATCAGCGACGGTCAAACCAACAGCACAGCCACAAGTCTTACCTTGGTAGGTAAGAATTTTGCAGGCTATGGAACTTTTCTTAATGAAAACTTTGTAAAAGTGTTGGAGCACTTTGCTAATAGTACCGAGCCAGCCAATGCAAAGGCAGGCCAACTTTGGTATCAAACCAGTACAAAACTGCTTCAAGTCTACGACGGCGTGGCTTGGAAAAGTGTAAGTGGCGCACAGAATGTGGCAGATGAACCAACATACAGGGTAGCCGGCGACTTATGGTTTGACTCAGTTAACCAACAATTGAAAGTTTGGTCTGGTGCAGGCTGGGTGGTTATTGGACCTTCATTTACCAGTACCACAGGTACTTCGGGTGCAGTAGCTGACACTGTTATTGATTCAAGTCAGTTCAGCCATGTGGTTGTAAAGTTTTTTGTACAAAACCAATTGGTAGCAGTTTTAAGTAAAGACGCCACTTTCCAGCCTGCTACCACTATTCCTGGTTTTCCAAGTATCAAGCCTGGTCTAAACCTGGCTAGAGGCACCTCACCCGAGCTGGTGTTTTATGAAAATGCTAACAATGCCAGTTACCTGGGTCAAATTGCAGCTGGCCAGTATCTAACCAAGGACAATGCACTGTTAACCAGTAAACTGGTTATTCGTAACAACGACGGTATAGAACTAGAAGACCCCTCTGGCACTGGTATTACCAATTTCCAACTTAAAATTGATAATAACGACATTCAACTGAACAGTTTGATTCGCGGCAACGGACTTATATTTAACACCAAGCCTGACAATGCAGGTGGTGCTACTCAAACAGTACTGCGTGTGGACAAGGTAACTGGTTTGATTACAGTGCTGAATGATCCAACCAGTGAAACAGGTATTGCAACTAAAAACTATGTTGATACAAATCGTAACAACACCAGAACCATGTTGCAGAACAATGTGCTGAGTATCAACAGTAATGTTAGTACGCTTAGTGCCAATGTGGGCGGCAATCCTCCAGGGACCAGTATCTACAGTAATGTACGCACCATACAAACTCACCTAGGATTCCGCAAAGGCGGCCCAGGAAGTCAAGATGATTTACGATATACTGAACTTACTGTGACCAACAATGACAGTTTTGTAAACAACATTTTCACACTGTGGGGCAATGTAAGTTCTATTGTGGCCAATGTACTTACTAGAACAGGCGACGGCGGCCCAGGGGGCACAGCTGGCAGTTCTATGTATGCTAATGTGCGTTCACTGCAAGGACGAGCTAGTGTTTTAGAAAACGAAACAGTGCGTCGTGATGGTACTCTAAGTATCACTGGTATTCTTGTACCAGATACGACCCACACAAGAAATTTTGGTAGTAGCGATAAGCGATTTGGTGCCGGTCATATCAATCACATGGTGTTAGGCAGTGCCACTAATGATGGTGCAAACTTGCCAGCTGGTACAATTGTCAATCTAAAAACAATTAACTATACTGGCAGTCGTGGCAAATACGATCCAATCACACTGGTGGTCAATCCGCTTACTGTCACAGGTAATATTAAATTCAATGACAACATTGACGGTACACCAACCGGTAACCTAGCACTTGGTATTGACGGACCTTTACGTGTGCAAGGTGCTTTGAGTGTGACAGGAAGTATTGCCATGCCAGACGCCGCAGCGTACAACGAAGTGTACGATATTGGTGTGAGTGCCACACGCAGGTATAACAACCTATATGTTAAAACAATAAATGCAGAAGCACTCAATGTCTCTGGCGGCTTGGGTGGTCCAGGTGTGCCAGCTACCTTTGGTTCAGTTACCTCAAGAGATATCATTCCTGAAACTGATGCAACTTACAGCATTGGTAATACAAGTGGTCCACGCCGTTGGGTGAATGTGTTTGCAAGTTCATTCACAAGTTCAAACTTTGTAAGCCTAGGCTCAAGCGGAGTGCAGTGGGCAGGTACAGATGCAACAGTGGATATTGGAAGTTCTAGCAAAAGATTCAATATCTTGTATGCTAAAAACTGGCAAGGCGAATCATTACAAACAACCAGTGCCGGTCTTTTCTTACAAACAGGTATAGGAACAAACACCATTGACATTGGCGCAACCGGCGCTATTTTTAGAACCATTTATGCTACCACATTCAATGGTAAAGCCACCAGCGCACAGTACGCTGACTTGGCAGAACGCTTTGCAGCAGATGCCCCTTATGCTCCAGGAACCTTGGTACGCATTGGAGGTGTAGCAGAAGTCACAGCCGAAAACGAAGTTGCCAGCACAGAAGTGTTAGGTGTAGTGAGTTCACAGCCTGCGCATTTGATGAATGCAGAAGCTGGTTCAAACGAAACACATCCTCCAATTGCTATGGTAGGAAGGGTACCAGTGCGATGCATTGGCGAAATTCGCAAAGGCGACAGGCTAATTAGTGCCGGTAACGGTTGTGCAATGGCAGCAAAATTTGCTCGAGAATTGGGCGGCGGTCAAATAATTGGTCGTGCGCTTGCAGACAAACTAAGTAATAATGAAGGCCTAGTTGAAGCCATAGTAAAGGTGAGTGTGTAGCATGACTTATTCAAGTGGACAAATTATCGATGATGCAGATTATAACAATTTTGTTTACGGTGACAGCACTGGCTCCGGCACCATAAATGTAACCAATAATCTATATTACCTTATTGGCCCTGGCAGAGCAGATCGAGGGTTAAATCAAGACTTTTCTGGTTTAGTTCCTGGACTGCCGGGTAGTACCAGTGGAACCATTGGTGGTGTCCCATACAATGATAGAGTTGGTACGCTTGACCCGGTAGATGCACCAGACGATATTCTTGCTCAACAATGGATTGGTTTTTTTAGTTCTTTGAACAGAACAAGATACTATCAAAGCGGTGCTGGCGGTAATGTGTCTCTGGCAACACCTCCTGCATTTGGTAGCAGAATTGATGTTATAGCCAGTATAAACAGTACTTTGAACTCTGCCAATCTGTGGTTCGCAAGTCCTACTCCAGTGCAAGGTATCAACTCTGTTACCAATGATAATAAAACTGTGGCACTTATTGTGGCAACCACACCTGATCCTATATCACGAACTTATACAAGATCTGTGGAATTTTCCAATGGCGGCGATCATGCTCGTTGGTTTTTTAACAGTGGTGGCCAGATTAGAGTTTCTGTAACTGCAACTAGAGCAACTGGCAGTCGTAGCCAAGCCTTGGCAACCGCACTTCAACAGTTTGGCACCTGCACTTGGGGAGCTTATACCAACAGTGGATTTAGCACAAACGACACCCCCTCGCCCAGTGGTGCCAATAAAGGTTACTGGAATACTGGTACTTCTTACTTAACATTAGGTAGCAACACATTGGGTGCAGGAGCATACTCTACCACGGTGGTAGCTATGGAAGTTCGTGTACCTACCACCGGCGGTGGTGCAACACAAAATGGCGCAGTAGGACGCTTAATAGAATTTAGGCTCAGTCTAACGAGTAGTGCAGGCGGAACTGGACCAGAACCAGCCTGGTCCACAGATCAATTGGACATAGACATAGCCTTTAATTTTGATATTGTTAATAAAACTGGAGCAGGAGCCACTCTTACTCAAACCTGGCAGATCCCGCAAATGAGTGCAATAACTTAAACAGCGGATCAGCTGCTTATAAGTAAGTGCATGGAATTAAAAACTCTAGCACAAGTCATTCGTCAGAACACTGATTATCAAAACAACCGACAAAAACTACAAGAGCAGATAAAGACTGATCTTGTTCTTGCTCACGCTCACAGTTTATTTCAAATCACTCCAGAACTTATAGCGTTTCTTCATGCCTGGGATCAGGATCAAATTTATGTAGAAGACCAATTTGGAAATCCTATTCTTTGCAACAGAACAGAACTATTACACGAAGCAAAACAGCATTATCATAGAACATTGAATCGGTGGCATACATTGCATGAGGAATTAAAACATGCAAGAAAGATCTAAAGGCATACTGGCCTACGCCTGCAACACAGCCACAGTGGATTACATAGGCATAGCCAAGCAGACGCTTGCACTAGCTAGTGCTCAGCTGAACATACCATATACTTTAATCACCCCGGAAACACCGTCCAATTGGCAAAATTTTAGAAAAGATATTGACACCAACCAGGCAGTGCCGTGGAACAACTTTGATAGATACAGATGTTATGAACAATCACCATATGATCAAACTCTGGTTATAGATGTAGATTATCTAGTAACAACCAAGCGACTACTGTCAGTTTTTTGTTCTAAACAAAACCTGCTATTGTGTCATAAAAACAACTGCTTGTACGAATCAACCTCTACACGCCAGCAGCTTCACCCGGTTTGGGCCACAGTATTTTATTTTGCCAGGTCTGTGCAAGCAGAATTGTTTTTTCAGTTGGTAGGCAAGATTCAGCGCAATTGGGAATATTATAGAACTTTTTTTGGATTGCAACAGAGTCAATTTAGAAATGACTATGCATTTGCTATGGCAGAACTTATATCCAGTGGATACAAATTAACCAAACAAACAGCATTACCATGGCATATCACCACAGTTGATAAGACACCAGAAGAGATTGATGTTAACGACAATTGGATAGTGGTACGAGACTCTGCGAAAGCTTTGATATTGCCAAGACAAGACCTACATGTCATGAGCAAGGCATGGCTGCAAACTAGCAAATTACAAAATTTTATTTCAAAGGCCCTAGCATGAGTGACCGTGGCTTTGTATGCCTTGCTCAAAATAATTCTAGCACTAATTATGTAAAGCTAGCTAAACTTCAATGCATGAGTATCAAGCATCATATGCCAGGTGCTAGCTATACTCTTATAACTGATGCACCCAGCGCAAACACAGTTGATAACTCTTTGTTTGATCATGTGATCGTGATGCCAGTGGACTGGGCCAAAGATCAGGATTGGAAGCAAAAAAATGACTGGCAAGTTGGTATGCTGTCGCCATATAGACAAACTATAAAATTAGAAGCCGATGTCTTGATCACAAGAAACATTAACCATTGGTGGAGAATGTTAGAGCATCAAGACATTGTGCTTAGTCTAGGTTGTAGAGATTATTTTGGACAGCCTGCGACCTCTCGCGATTACAGATATCAATTTGATGCAAACAATTTACCAGATGTATATAGTGGGCTCATGTACTTTAGGCGCAGCCAAACCAGTTCAGATTTTTTTGCACTGGTCAAGCAATTATTTTGGACCTGGGACGAAGTTAAAAAAGAAATGATCAAGTGTAACGACACGGGCAGCAACGACATGATATATGCATGTGCAGCAGCCATGCTAGGTACTAACAATGCAACTTTGCCGTCAGCAGATTTTTTTAATTTTGTTCATCTCAAACCTGCCATAAATGGATTGAAAAATGGAGCAGTGACTGAGCAGGTCAACATAGAATTCAACAATTTTGAAATACGAATAAACGCTCAAGCACAACACTTCCCAGTGCATTATCATGACAAACGCTGGGGCCTTGAAATACTTAAACAATATGAACATACTTCGAGCATTTGAAATTTTCCAAGAGCAGCAAGCTCAGGTTCAAAAACTTGAACCACGAGAATTCTATAGGCTCTACTACACAGACAATCATCAACAAGCAGCGTTTGGGCCGCCGTGGCCAGATTTAGATTGGCCTTACATTGATATAACAGCAGCACAGGCCACTAATTTATCTCGTTATAAATTAGCAAATGGAAGACTAGAATTGATTGACACAGGCCGTACAGGTAGTGTAAAATACAAAGAAAATGAAAATGGCCCACATGTGGTGGTTGCCGATCATATGGCATTAGTTGTGGAAACCGGAGAAGAATACCATGCAATCAAACGAGTCTCGGCAGACACTGATTGATATTGCTGATCTTGATGTGATATTTCTTACCTACGACGAACCAAAAAAAGAAGAATTCTGGATCAAAATCAAAAACATGGTGCCGTGGGCAAAGAGAGTGGACGGAGTCAAAGGCTCCGACGCAGCACACAAGTCTGCTGCTGCTGCTAGCGAAACAGATCGTTTTGTTTTGATTGACGGTGACAATATTCCTGATCCTGCATTTTTTAACAGTCAGCTGGTTCTTGATAACACCAATCATGATAAAGTTTTCCGTTGGCGTGCCAGAAACGCAATCAATGGACTTATGTATGGCAACGGCGGAATCAGCTGTTGGACCAAACAATTTGTTAATGACATGCGCACTCACGAAGCCAGTGACGGAGCACCATCTACTGCTGTGGAATTTTGTTTTGATCCAAACTATTGGGCCATGCATGATTGTTATTCTACCACATATCCAAATGCGTCTCCATACCAGGCCTGGCGTGCAGGATTCCGCGAAGGCGTTAAGATGTGCCTAGACAGGGGACAACGACCCAGTCTGGAAGAATTTGAACAGAGAATACACAACCGTAATCTTGATCATTTGCAAATTTGGCATGCTGTGGGATTTGATGTTGATCAAGGAGCATGGGCCATTGCTGGTGCAAAACAAGGCACATTCATGACCATGCTCACCAGCTGGGACTACACCAAGGTGCAAGATTTTTCTGAACTGGAATACATGTGGAATCACGAAGTAAACTTGCGTGATCCATTGGAAATCATCGATCACATTGGCGATGAACTTTCATACAGATTGGATTTACCGCAAGTGGTTCTAACAAGCAAAGCCAGCAAATTTTTCAAACATCACTACAAAAGCAATTTTGTCAATAAAGGAATAATGGTTCGTGAGTAGCGATTTCAAAGCAGCCGCTGAGCTCATGCAAGAAAAATTAGGTACAGGACTCTGTTTGGCCAAATGGCAACAGGTAAGTTTGCATCTCGGCACAGGCATGAACAACAGTTGCTACCATCCGCCATTGCATGAAATACCAACAGAATTACTTGAATCCAACCCTGGAGTTCTCCACAATACTCCATACAAAAAAGAACAACGCAAAATTATGTTGCGTCAAGAACGACCTTTAGAGTGCGGATATTGTTGGAGTGCCGAAGACAACAATCAATTGAGTGACAGGCACTATAGGTCAGGCGAACCATGGGCAGCTGAGCATTTTGATAAAATAAAGGACAGTACAGGAGAAGAAGATGTCATACCAAGTTATGTTGAAGTTAATTTTAGTAATGTTTGCAACTTAGCATGTTCTTACTGCTCTCCGCAATTTTCGAGTGTATGGGCACAAGAAGCCAATAAACATGGCGCTTATCCTACAAGCAATCGTCATAATGATCCTGGCTATTTTGTTGGTCGTAGGAAACCCATTCCCGTCAGAGATGACAACCCCTATGTCGACGCATTCTGGTTGTGGTGGCCAGAATTGTATCCGCGTCTAAAACATCTGAGGTTGACTGGCGGGGAACCACTGCTAGACTACAACACCTATAGGGTGTTTGATTATGTGTTGGCTTTGCCTAAACCAGATCTGCATCTAGATGTTACCAGTAATTTTTCAGTTGAAAACAAAGTATTCAACAAGTACATAGATTATGTTAAAAAATTGTGTGGTACTCAAATTGAACATTTCATGCAGTATGTAAGTCTTGATACTGGTAAAAATTCGCAGGCAGAATACATTCGCCACATGCTTGATGCCTCCTTACTGCTTGATAATGTGCATAGGTTTTTACAAGACATACCTGAAAAAAATAGTCTTACATTCATTGTGACAATTAATAATTTATCCATATCGGGTCTATATGATCTTTTGGATTGGATCTTAGAATTGCGAGCAAAGTATAGTAGAACATATCAACGAGTTTGGTTTGATACACCGCTGCTGAGGTATCCCCGTTGGCAAAGTATTCAAACACTTACTCCTGCGTATCAGCACGAATTAGAGAACACCATTGAATGGATGAAAGAACAAACTATGACAGATGGCTTTGTGGGATTCAAAGACTATGAAATTCAACGCATGGAGCGTAATCTTGCCTGGATGAAACAACCTCTTGATGACAAACAGTTAGTCACTGACCGGGCCGACTTCTACAAATTTTTTAGTGAACATGATCGTAGACGCAAAAGTAACTTTTTAAGAACATTCCCAGAAATGAGAGAATTCTGGAGCATGTGTAAATATTATGCCGAAACAGAATAACGAATCAGATCTCGATTACAAACGCAGAGTGATAGATATAAAATCTCAATCATTCTGCGGTGCCAAATGGTACAATGCTACCATATGGTTGGGCTCTGGGCAAACAACCAGTTGTCACCATCCGCCTGCGCATGCTATACCGCCGGTGCAGCAGTTAGAACAAAATCCTAGCTTGCTACACAACACTCCAGAAAAGAAAAAAGATAGGCACCAGATGCAGCAGGGCAAACGCCCTCCTGGTTGTGACTATTGCTGGAAAATCGAAGACATGACACCCAATGCGGTGTCGGATCGTGTGTACAAAACTGTTTTATATTCAGACAAGGAGTTAGAAAATGCATTCAACACACCATTTAACCAAGATGTCAACCTTCGGACATTGGAAATCTCTTTTGATAGAACTTGTCAGCTTGCTTGCAGTTATTGCAACCCTGCTTTTAGTAGCACATGGGTCAATGACATACGCAAAAACGGAGCCTACACTGACTTGGTATCAGACGGGCGCAATCATTTTACTCACACTCATGATCATAGTCAACTTTATAAATTCCATGAGACTAATCCGTATGTGGAGGCTTTTTTCCGCTGGTGGGAGACAGACCTCCACAGAACTCTCCAAGAACTCCGTATCACCGGAGGAGAACCTCTTATGTCAGGATATACCTGGAAGTTACTTGACTGGTTCAGGACAAATAAAGGAGCAAGTACAACTAGACTTGCCATTAACACAAACCTCGGCCCACAAGTAGATGTTGACAAACTTTTGGCCAGTACAGATAGTATCGAGCTCGATGTTTACAGTAGCAACGAAAGTATGGATGCTCAGGCAGAATACATTCGTGATGGACTAAACATGTTTGAATGGCGCTACAACATGGGCAAGTTAATGTCGTCGGGTAAACTACGAGGTTTGCATGTGATGTGTACTATCAATGCTCTGTGCTTGGAGAGTTTGCCAGAGTTTTTAGATATGCTTGTAAACTGGAAAAAAGTTTGGGGTAAAAATTTTCCTAGCTTCAGCGTTAACATTTTAAGGTTTCCTAACTTCCAGTCGGTGTTGGTGTTACCTGTAGAGATTAGACAACAACATGCAGATAGACTTTCACAGTTTCTAATCAAGCATAAAGATCACAGTTATCTACACGAGCACGAAATAAACCAGACTTTGCGATTAATTGATTATCTTAAACAATCGACTACGCCCACGGACATACTCAAATTACAAAATGACTTCAAAAACTTTTATGCTCAGTATGACAAAAGAAGAAACAAAAACTTTGTAAATACTTTCTCAACCTTAAAAGATTTCTATGACCAAATCTAAATATCCAAGAGACTATACCTATAATAGTCGTGTGCCTATTCACGCAAACCTGCATGAAATGTCCGACAGGCATCAGGACCTGCTGACCATTGATCCTTACTTCTGCATGATACCTTGGATACACATGCATGCGTTTCCTGACGGAAGAGCTTATCCTTGCTGTATGAGCGAATATCATATGCCCATTGGTGATCTAAAAAAACAAACCATGCGTAAAGTCTGGAACAGCCAAGGCATTCGACAGATGCGAGTAAATATGCTTTCGGGTAAACCTAGTGCCGAATGCGGGCGCTGTTATGAACAAGAACGAGCAGGTTTTGTAAGTATGCGACACAGCACTAGTCAAAATTTTGGACAACATATTGCACTTGTGGATGATACAAAAGAAGATGGAACAGTGGAAGATTTCAAACTGCGGTATTATGACATACGCTTCAGTAATGTTTGTAATTTTCGCTGTCGTAGTTGCGGCAGCATTTTTAGTAGTAATTGGTACAACGACGAAGTCAAACTATATGGCACTAGAGATCATCCAAGGATCATGTATGCCGGTAGTACAGAGGAAGACATGTGGAAACAGATGCAAGAGCATATTCCTTACCTAGATCAAATCTATTTTGCAGGCGGTGAACCACTAATCATGGAGGAACACTATCGACTGCTAAATGAACTTGTTAAAAGAGAAATGTTTCATGTAAGACTAGTTTATAATACTAATTTTAGCAAGCTGGCCTACAAGGATCAAAATGTTCTTGAATTATGGAAACTTTTTAATACGGTAAGCGTAGGTGCAAGTTTAGATGGAAGTGGTGCGAGAGCCGAATACATACGCAAAGGACAAGATTGGAACGAAACAGTGGAAAATCGCCAGCGTATGTTATCAGTTTGCCCTAATGTTGATTTTTATGTCAGCAGTACAATCAGTATATACAATGCTTTGCACATCAGTGATTTTCATAGAGAGTGGGTTGATTTAGGTTTAATCAAACCGCAGGACTTTAACATTAACATACTGCAAAGTCCAAATTGGTTTCGCATTGATGCATTGCCGGACAACATCAAACAACTTGTTAGAGGAAAAATTGAACAACATATAAAATGGTTAGAGCCGCAGGACAAGTTGACCAGAGCTACCAGTGGATATCGCGGCATGCTCTCCTTTATGAATGCTCAAGATCTGACTTTGGAATTGCCAGGATTTTTTAACAGAACCTTTGAACTAGATAATCTTCGTAGTGAAGATTTTTTTGCAACCTTCCCTGAGCTAAAAGGTTTACAACACTATGTTGCCGCATCCTAAAATATGCATACTACCTTGGGTGAGTGTAGAAACCACACCCACTGGTACCATGCGGCCTTGCTGTTTGTCTACTAAAGAAATTACGCATGACGGACAATTATTGTCTGTTGATCAAGGACTAAGCACAGCCTATAAAAGTGATAGTATGGTGCAACTGCGGCAGCAGTTTATTCGCGGCGAACAACCTGCTGACTGTGAACGCTGTTGGGCAGAAGAAAATGCTGGTCGTACTAGTAAAAGACAATGGCACTTGCGAAAGTTTGCTAATCAAACAGCAAAGGTGAATTGGTACGATACACAACCAGACCAGCTTTGGTTTTTAGACTTGAAGCTAGGCAATATTTGTAATCTTAAATGTCGAATCTGCGGAACATGGAGTAGTAGTCGGTGGGCACAAGAAGAAATAGACTTTCAAACTATAACAAATCCAAAGCAAACTCGTGCATATCACCAACTGAAACAAGGGCAATGGCCCAGACAGAGTGATAATTTTTGGCAAGATCTACGCTCCCTGTTGCCTCAAGTGAGGTATTTTGAGTTCACTGGCGGCGAACCTTTTTTAATTAAAGAACACATTGTTCTATTACAGCAGGCAGTTGTTCTTGGATTGGCTAAAGAAATTAGTATTCATTATAATACTAACGGCACAGTATGGGATCAAGATTTAGTAGCAGTATGGCAACATTTTAAGTCAGTAGAAATAGCATTTAGCATTGACAACATCAGAACACGATTCGAATTGGAACGCAGTGGTGCAAAATGGTCTGATGTATGTGGAAATGTAGCTCGTGCCAAATTATTAAGGCAACAAAATAAAAATATCAAACTACAAGTATGCATGACTATTAATATACAAAATGTTTTTTATTTTGATGAACTAAGTAACTGGGCTCTTGAGCAAGGATTTGATATGATATATGTTAACATGTTGCACGATCCGCCACACATGAACATTGGACACATGACTAAAGAAGCAGTTGATCTAGTTACCAATAAATTAAAAAATACTGAATTTCATTTTGTTTTACAAAATGATGTACAAGGCATAATTCGTTTTATTCAAAATGGTGCAGGAAGCAACGGGCAAGACTTTTGTAATTTTATGAGAAGAACAGATGTTAATCGTGAAGAAAATTTTTCTGTAACGCATCCAGAGATAGCTAGGGCTATGGGTTATATATCATGATTTAGTAATAGTAAAAAACGCAATAGGAAAAAAACTTGATCAGTAGATCTAATCCTAATCTATGCATGGCACCGTGGGTACACACATACCTGAGTCCTCAGACTGAGCGCAGAATGTGCTGTGCTAGTCGTGAGCCTGCGCAAAACTTTCAACAGTATATCGACACGGCCGCCGGCACCGGGAAGTATATACCAATCACACTGGACGAACATTGGAACGGACCTCACATGCGGTCCGTAAGAAATCGCATGTTAGCCGGGGAAATCTTACCAGAGTGTGAAGTATGTAATGATAAACTGTTGAACAGTTCTGTGTACAGAGATTATTTTTGGAATCTCTTTGCGCACAAATATCCAGAAGTACTATCTAATACTGCGTCTGATGGTAGTACTACCATGTTACCTGTTAGTTGGGATTATCGCTTTTCAAATCTTTGCAATTTCAAATGCCGTACCTGCGGAGACAAATTGAGTAGCAGTTGGGAAAGCGAACTTAAACAAATGAATGCCGTGAGCAGAGACTATTGGGAACAACCGGATAATCTATGGATGAAACCTGATGTAAAAAGTGCTATAATTGCATTTCAAGAAAACACAGTTGAACAAGAATTTGCACAGGCAGTTGAAGAACATAGAGTGGAAGAAGTCTACTGGGTTGGTGGCGAGCCCCTCATGTATGAACAACATTGGAAATACATGCGCCGCATAATTGAGCTTGGAGACGGAAAGACCACTTATGCTAGATATAATACTAATCTCAGTCGTGTTAATTATCGGGGTATCAATCTTTATTCCGACATTTTGATCCATTTGCGTGATTGGCAAATTTGTGCTAGTCTCGACGGCACGAGCAAGACTGGGGAATACATTCGAACAGGTCTTGATTATCAGGCGTGGCTTTCTAACTTTAAGGCCGGAGTTGAAATACAACGATACAAAAGGCAGATGAGAATTGACTTTACACTTACTTTGCCTGGCATGTTTGAAGTAGAGAACATTCATAATCTAGCCAAAGAACTAGGCGTAGATATTCTTGCCAAGGTGGTGTTTAGTTTTAGTCCAGACATATCAATGTCTCCTTTGCTACTGCCCAAGGAACTACTCCATCCTTGGATTGACGAAATCTTGCAGTCCATTGATAAAGGACCGTTGCAGGAAATGCTTGAACGACTAAAAACTAGACCTACCTTTGCTGAACAATGGCCAGACACTTGGCAAGCAGGATTGCGTAAAGCCAAGTTTACAGTAGATAACTTAGAATCACACAGACAAGATACTTACACACTAGAGTGTATTCTAGCACAAAGACCTGAGGTATTGAAATGGTGGCAAAAAATCAAGTACAAGTAACACTAATCAATAGCGTAGGGAACAAGTTACCTTACATGATTACAACTGAAAACAATTCTTTAGCTTGTGATTGGTTAGCGGCATTGAATCGTGTGCTTGCCAACGGCCTTAGGTTGAACAAAAGCTACTGCTTCTTGGGTTTTCCTCGTACACTCCGTAGTATTGAATATCTATGTTCAGTATTAAACAATTCAGTTTATGCTATTAATACACACGACTGGAAACAGTACGGACTGGCTCCTTACCGAATAGAAGAATGGTTTGCACCAGATGTGGTACGCTTTGGTCAAGAATATGCAGCGCCAACACAGATGTATCCTGAAATGTTATTTCATAGTACCAAGCACGAGATTATGAATCGTGTGCATAATCATTTTGAAAAATTACAAGGCACAATTGATAATCCTAGCAACTACGCAAGACTTGCGCCAGAGCCTATTAAAAAAGCCATTGGTAGATTAAACACAGTTTGTCATGAAATAGAAAATCTTGTGTTAAGTCAACGCAAGCATCTACTGCTGCCTGAATGGACCAGGCCTTGTCAAATAACTACATTTGATCATGCGCCTAGATATGAACTTACTGCGGAACATAGACAATTGTTTTTACAAAATGGTTTTAACAGAAAGTTTGGCGGAGTGTACATGCATTGGGCACAAATTGGCAAAACTTATTTTGAAGTTTTTCGTGACGAGCATGCTTCCGAACTTACTAACACTGTGTGTGAGGCAATCACGCAACTTAAATACTATAGTGGTGAATTTGATGTTGAATGGGGAAAAACCATAATAGATGGAGTGTTCGACTGGCATGACAAACAAATGTTAGAATTCAAACAATGGTTGGCAGACAACGGTATTGATGCTACGGATCCAAACAACAGTCTTGGTTATCTACCAATTGGACAGATAGATGTAGCTGAAGCATTTGGCACAGATGATCCATTCAAAGTTTGGGATATTTTGTCGGACTATCTAGATATACACAGTATAGAAACTGCCGATCATGCATGCGTATATCATCATACCTGGAGAGATGAAGATGCATGATATTTTTATTGTGGACCTAGGCTCGCATGATCACAATATACAATCTATCATAGCAAAGTATCCACACGCTCAGGTCACAAGGTTCTACGGAGATGTTCTCAGCACACTAACAAGATGTGTTCGCAAAGCCAACACCAAACACTTTTGGTTTATCATCAGCTGCGCAGACATTGAAAATTTTGATTTAGACTGGGATCCAACTCCGTGGGAAAATAATCAAATACATGCCTGGCCTACTACAAATCAAAAGTATGGGGATGTGTTACTGATTCCAAAACAGCAGTTTTTACAGCAGCAACCAGAAAAATTACATTGGTTTGAACATGTGAACTATCATACAGAAGTGATTGCCAGGGTGCCATGGCCAATTATGGTTTATCATGATAAGGATTTTACCACTTGTGTAAAACAAACCGATTTTGTTAGTGAATATCAATACTTCAGCGCAGAATCTTTTGTCAGTACCAGTACTCATGCAGAACCAGCTCTATGGGGCGAAGAAACCCTGCAATTGATATCCTACTCAGCTGATAATGCCACTTGTTTAGTACCAAGAGTGGCGCAAAATCATCTACATACACAGGCATATGATTATCCAACTCTAGCCAAATACCCATGCCTACCCTCTCAAGCTCAAGACATTGTGTTTATCAGCTACGACGAACCACAGGCTGATGAAAACTATGCAATACTGCAAAAACGATTTCCACAAGCCAAACGAGTACACGGAGTTGAAGGAATGGAGCATGCACTGCGTCGGGCAGCAGAAATCAGCCGTACGCCTTGGTTTTACGCAACATTTGCCAAAACAAGGTTACATGAAGATTGGAATTTTGGTTTTGTACCAGACCGTTGGCAAGAACCCAAACACTATATTTTCAATGCCATCAACAACAGCAATGATTTGTGTTATGGGCACATGGGTATTATACTTTATCACAAGAACCTTGTGCTTGCGGCACCAGACTGGGACGGTATCTCTGGCATGGACTACACCATGAGTTTTGCAACTGAAAGTATTCCAATTGTTAGTGTGTATGGTGAATTTGCAACAGATCCTTATAGAGCCTGGCGCACTGCTTTTCGTGAAACAGCCAAATTAACTCAGTGGTATCTGGACAATAACTGTATTGAAACCAAATACAGAATTCATGTCTGGTGTAATCATGCCACAGGAGAACATGCAGAATGGGTCATGCGTGGAGCCAAGGACGGTGTGAAATATTTTGAAGATAACCTATCAGACACACGAGCTCTGAAACGCATGTTTCGTTGGGACTGGCTCAACGAGCATTTCCAAGAACTTTATGCACATGATCTATAGTAACAGCAACTTCATATGCATTTGTGATATTGGTACTGGGTTGTGTACGAGCTTTAACACACTCAACCCAATGTTGTAGTTCGTGCTCTAGCGGACTCAACGCAGAGTCATAATCAAATTCAACTGTGTTTCCTTGCTCTGCACTGTTGTGTATAATGCGATTATTATGTATCACCACTTGATTACTGTCCTGGTTCCATTCAATTTGTCCACGCGATCCAATGAATATAGTTTCTCGGGTCCGTACAGGCCAACACCAGCTGACATCTATATCATAGCTGATACGATTACTAACACCTGCAAACCACACACGATCAAACTGTGTGCCGTTGCTTAGATGCCAGCCATGGGCAGAGGTTACTGTCATGTTGGGCGAGCTAAAACTTTGCACAATGCTTATGTCGTGTGCAGCCAAACTCAGCACAGGTGTGGTTCTTGTTTGATATATGCCCCAGTTGAGTCTGCGACTGGTAATGTGTTGCAGTGTTCCAATGCTGTTTTTATCAAGACAGTTTTTTATCAATTGCAATTGAGGATGGTGCAAAAATATATGGCCAACCATGAACAATTGATTTGGCTGTAGTATTAACTGCATTTTGGCCACTTGCACAGCAGATTCAGCAGCTGGTTTTTCAACATAAACATCATGCCCACGAGACAGTAAATGCACGCATTGATCATAATGATTCCATAATGGCGTGGCCAAAATTACTGGATCAAGAGTATCGATGTCGTTGATGCTTTGATTATTTTTTATGTCAATGATCTTGGCATCAACTCCCAGTTGAGAGAGACTATGATGAAGCTTTGTACCCCAATAGCCTGCACCTACCAACCACATGTTCATTGCGCGAATGCCTTGATTTGATCTACTATGTAACTGATTTGATCTTCAGTCATGCTATACCAACAGGGCAAGCTCAATATCTCGTTCACTGTTTTTTCTGCCACAGGGCAGGGTGTGTACCACTGAGAGAAGGCAGGCTGGTTGTGAACAGTGGTGGCATAATGAACATTAGTGCCGATGCCCATGTTCTGAAGGTGTCGTTTGAGTTCATCTCTTTTGGGAGTTTGAATAACATACACATAGTAACTGTGTGTGTTGCCAAGTTCAATACGAGGAATTTGAACATAATTCCTCAACTGGTCAGAATAAAAATTGCACAATCTGCGTTTGCGTTGCAACCAATCTTTAAGATGTGGCAGTTTTGCCATCACAATGTTGGCCTGCATGTTGTCTATGCGAGCGTTATAACCAATTTCTTTTATTTCATAACGACCGGTTCTACCATGATCTCTATACACACGCACTCGGTCCATCAATTCTTTGTTGCCTGTGCAAGCCCCGGCATCGCCCATGGCGCCTAGATTTTTAACTGGGTTAAAACTAAAACAAGTTATATCTGCCATGCTGCCAACTTTTTCCTGTTTCCAAAAGTTTCCAATACTGTGTGCAGCGTCTTCAACAAGGTAAAGATTGTGCGTTGTGCAAATCTCTCTCAAACGGTCCATGTTAGGACATTGACCATAAATGTCAACACTGAGCACTGCCTTGGTCGTGGGCGAAATTTTAGAAACCAATTGGTCTAGATCTATTAGATGTGTAAGTGGATCAATGTCAACAAACACGGGAGTAGCGCCAACACTCACAATGGCTTCGGTGGTGGCAACAAAAGTATGTGGAGTGGTCAATACTTCGTGACCTGGTCCTATGCCAAGAGCCCGCATGGCACATAGTAGAGCAGTTGTGCCTGATCCAGTGGCTGCGCAATCTTCAGCACCAACATATTTTGCAAATGCAGTTTCAAATTTGGTTGTGTCTGGACCTGTGATAAAGCTGCTGTTAACCACACTGTCAGCAATGGCCTGATTGATATCTACTGCACAATCAAGATACTGTTGATATAGATTAGTAAAAGGCACATTCATTTTTTTAACCAATCATAATACCTGCGAAAGCCTTCTTCAATATCTATTTTAGGATCAAACCCAAAATCTCTTCGAGCAGCATCTATATTCAATGCGCCCCTGCTGGGAAAGTCTGCATCTTTATCTTGGACTTGTATGCTACCTTGCCCCACTATGTTTACTGCCAATTCAGCTGCTCGTAGTAAACTATGACTATGACTCTTGGTAATATTGTAAGTTTTATTGTTTGTATAGGCACTACAGGCAGCGGCAACTATACCGTCAGCAGCGTCGTCAACATAGGTAAAGTCAAGCGTTTCATCAGCTCCATTTACCTTGAGTACTTCGCCTCGCATGGCGCTAAGAATAAACTTGCTGATCACACGATCCTCAACATCTAATTCGCCGTACACCGCACTAGGACGGATAATGGTATGGCTTATGCCATAACGACGAGTGTAATCTTTAAGCAACCACTCGCCTGCTAGTTTCATTATGCCGTATTGCCCTTGTGGATTGCACACAGCATCTTCAGTCACTTGATCGTCAAAGTCTCCGTATACCATGCTAGAACTGATGTACACAAATTTGCCCACTTGATGTTTGACTGATAATTCCAACAGGTTAAGCAGGCCCTCGCTCATAACTCGCGATCCTAGTCGTGGATTTACATTCACAATCTTTTGTCTGGGAAAGCTGGCTAAGTGGATCACAGTGTCTGGTTTGTGCTTGTCAAACATCCAGTCCATGCCTTGATTGTCTGCTATGTCAACACCGTAGATACGCGATGTTTTCACAATCTTTTGGATGCGCTGAGGCATAATTATGTCAAGTTCTGCCTGCGGAATCAAACCATAAGTGGTGCGTGTGTCTGTTACAAAAATGTCATGCTGCTGTTCTAATCGCTGCACAACATTGTGACCAATAAGTCCAAGACCGCCTGTAACAAGAATTTTCATGTGTACTTCAACCTGTATATGATTTCATCGCATTCGTTAAGTTCACCGTAAATGGCGCATTTCCATCCATAGGTTTCTAGACTAGGCATTATCCTAAAACTAGGCGTCTCAATCGCATGCTCCATGACCCATCTTCCTTGATCACTGTTTTGCCAATTAATGATAGGTTGGGCGGCATAAAGTTCTGGATCTTCAACATCGCCCATATAGAATTCTTTGAACACAATCATAACTGTATTATACAGCCATGTCTGCAGAAATGCTAGAGTGACTCTGGTAGTTTTCTAACCGGATGTCTTCAATTCGAAACTGAGTAATATCTTTTATGTCAGGATTGAGCCAAAGTCGTGGAGCAGGGAATGGTTCACGTTGCATTTGTTCGTTTACCTGCTCTATATGATTCAGATATATGTGTGCATCGCCGAGTACATGAACAAACTCACCTACTTGCAAGCCACACACATGAGCAATCATGTGTGTGAGCAAACTATAGCTCGCGATGTTAAAGGGAACACCCAAAAACATATCGCAGGATCTTTGATACATCTGACACGACAGCCGGCCATCGGCTACATAAAATTGTGCAAAACAGTGACACGGGGGCAAGGCCATGACTTCTAATTCGCCTGGATTCCATGCAGTTAATATATGTCTTCGTCCGTATGGGTCTGTTTTGATACCCTTAATTAACTTTTTAAGCTGATCAACTTCTTTTATACTCACTCCGCCTTTGATGGTGTATGTATGGCCAAATTCATTGGTAAAACTACCACCAATAACTTTTTCTGCTGTTCGCCAGTGTCGCCATTGCACGCCATACACCCTACCTAGGTCACCTGCATACTCTGCCTTGTGTTGCCAATAGGTTGCCGTGGCATTGTCGGTCCAGATGGTTGCTTTGGTTAGGTCTCGCGTACCATGGAGAATTTCCGCCAAGCGTCTCTCGTCCCCTGACCCTTCAATGAACCACAGCAACTCTGACACCACTGACTTCCAAGCCAGCTTCTTTGTAGTAACAGCAGGAAATCCTGCACTCAGGTCATAGCGTTGCTGCATACCAAACATGCTCAAAGTGCCTACACCGGTGCGGTCTGAGCGTACTTTGCCTTGCTCCAGCACAGTACGCAATGCGTCATGATACTGTTTCATTTTAGTCTAAAAAAATGTTTGTACACACACCAATTGATAGTTCTTGCTTGGTTTGGCATGCTACTGGTTATTCTTGTGCCTAAAAGATATCTGTTCATGTCTACTCGTACATCAGTGTAGTAACTGCCCTTGCGATGTGCTACCCACATTTCTTCACAGATGTCTTTGGTTTTCATCAACAGATCAGCACCGCCAATTACCCAAATATGTTTTTGCGGATTAATTGATTGAAGCTCTTTTATTATATCAATTGTATTTCCGCGTTTGACAACAGCATGTTGGATATAAGACTTACTTGTTAGTACCACGCAAGTGCATTTTGGCATCGGCTTGAGAAATTTTGGATCGTCCCAGGTGCGGCGCCCCATGACCACCACATGTCCTTCTGTGGCTTCTCTAAACCATGCCATATCGTCTGGGTCATTGGCCCAGGGCAGGGTGCCTTTGTTGCCAAGGCCTCCCCGCTGGTCTACTGAAAATATACTTCTAATCATGAAAGGTGTTTTAAGATGTCGTCTGTGATTGGTTGAACAGTTTTTGCTACAGTTTCTATACTGATAAAAAAGTCTACATCCTTGATAATCTCATCCATTTTACGCAACTTATCATTGAGTTCGTCTTTGATTTCGTCTGGGTTCTGGCCTTCGGCTAATAATTGCAAAATATCAACTTCGACCATGGTTCCATCAATGAGATTTACATGCACCTTTTCTAATAGGTTAATTGGCACTTCGTCCTTAGATACTGTTTTAAGAATCTGTTTCCAACGGTCACGAGCATCTACATTAATTCGCCTTGACTTTGGTTTTCGCGCCATTTGTTTTCTTAACCTTTACACCAGGGGTTAGTGAAGCTGCTTCTTCGGTCAGCCTTTTTACTTCTGCCATAAGACTCTCAGCATCACGCTGCATACGCCGAGCTTGAGCCAGTAAATTCTGTGCGATATCTGAATCAGATAATATACCGTCGGCAGCAGGTACTTCTACTGGTTTGGCAGCATTTGGTGGCGCACCAACCTCACGACCTTCTACTACTTTGTCTTTTGGCTTGGCAGCTTCGCGTTCTTGCATGCCTGGTTTCCAACCAGTCACTTTGGTATCAAGTTCTGCCAGGCGTTGTACAGCTTCTTGGCCCTTAGCCATTTCGTCTAGAATGTCATTGAGTTCATCTAGTCGCACAGTACTCTTGGCATTGGCTTGAACAATAACCTGATTGGTAGGAACTTTTTGTATCATACCTTCTGAATGCAATACCTGAAGGGTGTTTCGTCCGTCAGGCATAATGTTGCGAAACAAGGCATCGGCTAAATCGCTTGCCTGTTGACCCGGAGCACTTTCTAATACCTTCATAATTTCGTCATGAATCATTCTGGGCAGCAGATCGCTGTAAACCAAAAGACACATATGATCTTCACCGGGCACTCTGCGATACAACAGTGCAGCTCGGCGATTATTGTGTTTTACCACGTGCTTTAGCATTTTTTTTCTCCTTTGGTTCCGCTGCTGTTTCTGTTGACGGTGCGGTATCGTCAGCCGTAGTTCTAGTAACAGCACCAGCTGCTTCTAGAAATGCGATCAATTTGTCATAGGTATTGCCAACTGTGCTAAGTTCTTCGGTTTTCCAGCTGCCTCTGCTGGTAGCCAATTGTATAATCTGGGCAATGTTCACCAAATCGTTTACGCCAAGCGTAGGACGCGGTTCGGGTGATTCCACTGTACTCATAAATTCTCCATTTGAATTACTGCTATTTTATTTACGGCAATACTGCCAGCCAATATTTTTTCTTTACCAAATACTATCATTGTTTGAGTTATTGATTTGATCAAGGAACAGCCCCAAGTATGTGCTTTCGCTATGATTCTCAAATGCCAAAAGTTTGCACATGATTCTCTTGCCTGTGCTGTCAATGCTGATATAATCTCCAAAATAAAACCGACCATACAAATTTGTATAGACCCAATCTAAAATGTTTTGTTCATTTACACACAAGTCAAAAGGCACACGAACAAAATGCGGAGGACAAAAGTCCATGCGTCTGAGACCGTGTACATTAAGAGGATTGATTTCTGGAAATAACATGTTTCTTTAAGATGAATACATCGTTGTGTATGGTTACCAATTCGTACCCGCTTTGCCCCAAAGCGTTTAACAGTTCTAAATAATCTGTTGGATTGGTAGTGGTTTCGTTACTGGCCAACACCATCGGGAGCATGGTGTATTGATAAGTGTGTTTTTCATCCGCCATACTGTATTATAACGAATTACAGTTTGTTTGTAAACAAAATTATGGCTCGTTTGTTTTTCAAACGACTGCGATAATCGTCACTGGCATGCCATTGTTTTCTATCAAACAACACCAGGTCGCCGCGTTGCCATTCATACACTTTGTGTATGCTGAGAAAGAATCTATCCAGGGCTCTACAATGTCCAAGCATGTTGTTCCATTCAGTATGAGGCACATGATTGGGGATAGGTCCGTGTTCTTGTTTATAGCGGCCAAAGTCTTTATATGCAGCCCACTGATCAAAAAACACTGTGCGGGTAGACACAGTTTCTAATGGTATCATCACAGCATAATAAGGTTCTATGTCGGTGTGTTTGCATTCGATAATGTAGTCATTGTGAACATCCCATGGCAATTGACTTTCAAGTATATAACTAGCCATGCTTATATAATTGCCTAGTAAAGGATGTAAGATTTCGTCCAAGGCAGATTTGACATCTGCATTGTCCGGGTTATCCCAATCCCAGATATGATGATTGGCCACTAGCCCTTGATTGATCCAAACACCTTTAGAGTCTTGATAAGGAACCAATTGACTCTTTGAGAGAATCAATTGTTCAAGTTCATCAAGTGTGCTGTTGTCGAGTTTTTGCGGGTGTATTTGCAATGGTAGCATGCAAATATTTATTTTACTTGGACTTGTATTTTTGCATTTCTTTTAGATAGTGAGCACAGTCAGCTCGCTGTTGATCAGTAATTTTATTGCGCTCAACCATAATACCGCAATCTCTACGCAAAGCAGAGGCCTCGCGGTCTGCACGGGTAAAATAATAGACTATAAAAAAAACAGCGACTAACAAAGTAGTCGCTCTAATTAACTCTTGATGTATCATTTCTACTTGGAATCTTTAATTATCTTAACAATTTCTTCCTGTTCTTCATTGTACTTATTCCAGGCATTTTTGATACCATCATACAATATCCATTTAGCAACATAGCCAAGTATAATCACTGCGGCAGGAACTGCAAAAAACTGTTTGTACGCATCAGGAGCAGTTAAAGCACAACCAAAAAGAAACATGGCCAACAGCCAGAACCGTTGCCATGTTTCAAACTGCCGCCATCGCCATTGTAAAAAGTACCAAATCTTCATTTGCTTTTTGCCGCCTCCTCGTAATGAGCCCACACACCAAATGGTGGTTGACAACCAGGATTACCTTTGATGATCCAGCACACATCGCAGTAGGCTTCTTCACCCCACTCGCCAAACGGCATACCGTCAGTAAACATTACAAACTTCTTGGGCTGAATATCGTTGGCCTTCATCCATTCGTAGTTTGCCATAAAGTCTGTACCGCCGCCACCAGCTGGTTGGTAGTTGGCAATGTCTTCTAAGTTTTCACTAGTAAACACCTGCGGATTGTAAATCTCAGTGTCAAAGCACCACACATGAATCTTGTATTCATCGTAGGCTTCCATGATGCCTTTGATCTCGGCCATGAAGTCTTTGATGTCGCGCTCGCTGATTGAACCCGAAGTGTCAATTGCTACACAAATATCAATCTGTGTGCCAGGCAGCATGCCAGGCATGATAGCATCCATGTGCCATCCTTTGCGACTAGGCTTCATCCAAGTAAAGTCACTCTTGATTGTGCTCTGAATTTGCTGTTCCAACAATGAGCGCCAATCAATCACACTTTCAGTCAAATCCTTGATCAGACGCTTGACACCTGCAGGCAAGTTGCCTGCACCTGACTGCTGAGCGGCATTCAGTACTGCTTCGCGAATCTCGTCACGAATCTGCTGTTTTTCTTCTTCGCTCAAACGCGGACGACCTTTACCATCCTTGTCACTTTCGCCGTCGCCTTCTCCGTCCTCCCCGTTGCCGTCCAAGTGTTCATCTAACAATTGTTCAACCAACTGTTCCAGAGATATTTTTTTGGCATTTTTCATGAGATCGTCGTAGATCTCTTCTGAACTCATACCGCGATATTTTGAATCGTACAGCATGGGCACAACATTGATGCGCTCACCAACTTTTTGATCAACCAAATCGCTGTTCACAGCAAAGTCATTGGCCACATTAAAAATCATAGGATCACGGTCGCCTCGGCGACTCATGTGATCATATACTGCATGTAACACTTCATGTCCGACCAAGAACTCTAACTGCTTGGGCGGGAGCTTCTCAACGAATACAGTATTGTAATAAAAGTTACGGCCGTCCGTGGCTGCAGTAGGACACCAGTCATCGGCATTGATCAACTTCATGCGAGTTGCAAGATTGCCAAAGAACGGCGCCTTGAGTAACAGTGCAATACGAGCAGTGATTAGTTTTTCGCGGACGGCATTGTCGCGCTTCTGATCAAACTCAATCTTGGGTAAATCTTTTTTCTTAACTTTTTCGTTAAGTGTTGTGCTGGCTGTTGACATGCAGGCTCCTTGTGTGAGTATGTATTATAAAACAGAGCGGGTTTATGGTCAAACCCACTCTGTTCATTTTAGGATTTCTCGCGAGCACTTGCAGCCAAGATGTACTTGCCAAATCTCTTGTGGAACTCGTCAAAGTTCTTGAGCTTGTTGGGGATCAACGGCAGGTTGTAGGTGGTGAGTGCAATACGCGAACCCATGACCACCAACTCAGTGTTGAAATTGTCCATCATATACTTGAGGAACCTGTCGGCCAACGGGTGCCATGCATCCATTTTGGCCTTGTCGCCTTGTACTTCCTGAAACTTCTCTTGCAGGCTGTAGCACAAGCTCACTGCCAGCGAGTACTGAGCACTAATTTCTTTGGTGTCAAGAGTAGTAACTTTGCCGCTGAGCACATCGTCGGGCTTGGGCATCTTGCCTGCAACCTTGCGGTGTGCCATAAACTTGATGGCAATACCTTCGCCAACTGTACCTGCAATCAGGTTAGTTAACTCTGCGTCAGTTGTATCTTCGTCTTCACAAAACTGGCTCACGAAACTCCAGGTGCGTGGAGAAGCAAACGCACGGCTGGGACTGCGAGAGTCAAAGTCAAACAAGTCTTGTTTAGCGAAGCCAATATAACCGACCACATCTTTGTGGATTTTATTGTTCACTGCCCACTGTTCCCAGGCGCCGTGATCCACACGCAATTCCTGGTGAACAAAGCGGTTGGCAAGAGGGGTCGGCATGCGGAATGTAACACCCTTGTCGCTTTCGCGGTTACCGGCGGCAACCATAACCACATTGTCGGGTAGTACATATTTGCCCACACGCCGATTTAGAATCAGCTGATACGCCGCACTTTGCACAGCCGGCGCCGCTGAGTTAAGTTCGTCCAAGAATAGAACGATAATAGGATACTGGCTAGCCAGTTCTTGATCAGGCAAGTCAACAGGCGGAGCCCAATCCATCTTGCCCAGATCTTTGTTGTAAAACGGAATGCCTCGAATGTCAGTGGGCTCCATTTGACCTAGTCGCAAGTCGATCATGAAACCTTCAAGTTCGCCAGTGATTCCTGCCACAAGCTCGGATTTACCGATGCCTGGAGGGCCCCAAAGAAATACAGGACGCTGTTTCTTAAAGCATCGCATGATAGTCTTGCGAGCTTCAATTGCTGTGAGAGTACGATTTTCGCTTGTCTGTGCCGCCATCTTAAACTCCTAAAAATGTGATTTGCAGGACTAGTATATTGCAGATGTGAATTTGTGTCAACAAAGTTTTGTTGCTGTAGTTTTTAAGCAACATCAAATAAATGTCCAAAAACTTTGGCATGGATTGATAAACTTACCCTGGCAGTGTTAGACCATGTTTGGAAATTGTGTACTTTAGCATGAATCTGATCTAGCGTGGTTACTTGCAAAGGAAGCTCGGTATAATAAGGTGCGTTGGCTTTGGTAAAGTTTGGTGCGGTACTAGCACATATTACAATACTAAAAACATTTTGGCTGTATGGTTGCTTTTTTAGCAACACTTTTGCATAAAGTGTGTTTGCTGGTTGCATTTTGGCTCCTTTTTTACTCTAGCACAAGTATAGCAAAATGGAGCCTTTTTGGTCAACCGCTAAAAATCCAGCACAAGATGCCCGTGATGCCAATCCAGCAAGGTTGAATAGATCAATCGTTGGCGCCAACCCACTCGACCCAGTTCATATTAAATTGATTTCTGTCATGTAATCACCATGCTGTTTTTTGGTAAACGATTACTAAACAGTTTGTTACCTCGTTCGCGTATTAAATCTGCCGCTTGTTGGGGGCTATCGTTAAATAACTGCCACATGTGCTGTTCTGTTATACTTGGGTCTACCTGTATGGTGTACACTTCGTAAAATCTCTGACTGTTTACCCTAGCTCGCAACAAGATACATTGAATAGTTCTATTCAATGCTGCGCCAGTTCGATCGCCAGGATCCTTAGCCTCTGGATGGCTTAATATGGCCAACAATCGCATCTGCTCTTCTTGAACACGCAAAGACTCTAGCGTGGTAAGATCTATCAGGCTTTCAAGTCCGTGGATGTCCCAGCTGAGCAGAAACAATCGATTTTGTTTTATACGCTTTGCCATGTCGCTGTTGATGCCTGTATTCGCGTTTGAGCCAATATTTATATCTGTGCCAATATTCTTTCAAAGAGTAAGGTAGTTCGTGAAACTCTTCGTGCTCACGACAGTTTTCTAGCCAGATGTTACGCAGCCAGTTTCTAAAATATTCTTTATTTTTAGTCACACCATGTGCCTTATGAGTAGGTCAATAGCTTTCTTTTGATCTTTAGTTTCTTCTGCAGTCAGTTCGTGCTGCACAAGTTTTTCGCTGTGTCTGTACACGCTTTCTTCGCCGTGTTCTGGCAGTTGTTCAGTAAGACCAATTAGCATGCGATAACTTTCCCATGCATGCCTAACACCTTCGTTTTGCAGCTCGGCCACGGTAGGAAAAAGATCCATCCAAACATACTCACGCGGAACCTTCATCACACCAATGCCGTTGGCACGAGGCTCAAGTATTTTTCCATTGTGAAACAATTCTAGAGCCACTGTTTCGCATGTGTGTTTGTCTAAACCATACAAATAGGTAGGTTCAGCCAGGTAACTGCCAACCACAGTTTTTACATGATCATCTGTTAGCATGTGTGTTCTAGCGATAATGCAAAGAACATCTTCTTGTTGGACAATGCCCTTCACAAGGTCGCGCACACATCGGCCAAAACTGAATCCAATTTTCATGACATCTCCTAGAATTTACCTGTAGTATAAAACAGTAGTGGCGTTTTTGTCAACCTAGGCCACAAGCCAAGCATCGTTACGAGAAAATGGTAAAAAGATGTCTGGCACAAACACTCTTATTACCTCGAGGCCCTGAAACCATTCTACTACAAAGTGGTCGCCTGGTACTAGCCATTCTACTATTAGTTCAGGCGGAGCAGTAGGGTCTTGATTCAAAACTTTTTGCACTAGGTCTGGGTCAAACAATTTGGTTTGATCTTGATGTACGGTATACCATCCGGTTGTTGGGTTGGTCAACACAGCCACCCTGTTGTTTTTAACAAATTTATTCATCGCCGAGGTTATCTAAATATTGTTTGAGATTACTAGCATGCAACTCCAGCATGATAGCATCCTGTTCACCCATTAGTTCAATGTGTTTTCTATCACGAACAAAATACGGACTTGCTAATAATCTGTCCAATTGAAGCAATTGAAGATTGGTAATGCTGTCCAGTTGAAATTTATAAAATTTTATTTGATTTTGCAACAGCAGACGATGCGCTGCCAGAGTAAGTCTAAGACTATTTGGGTTTAGAACATTACGCCAAATTTGGTCCGAAGGCATTTTGCCATTGGCAAACAATTGTTGTTCCCATTGTCTTTGCCTTCCAGGTTTATGGATAGATTTGATCACCTTGCTTGAGCAGTACCACCGAAAACTTATCAGTCTTGAAAAGGCTGTTTAATTTTTTTGCGAGATTGATGGCATGTCCGGGATTACTGAAACTGACTTTTTTATACTTTGGCCCTGGATAGGCTATAAGAATATTATGATTCTTAAGATTGATTGGTTTGCTGTCGTAGAATACCGCCCAGATGCCTTCACTGTTTAGCACTTGGTCGCTTTTGAATGTGGTCTTGTTCACATGCTCCAACAACACAACCGGTTTAGGTCTACTCATTTTAATTTCCTAGTAATATTATTTATCACAGAAATCTGGGCATATATTAGAACTTGCCCCCATCTAGTTGTACTTCAATTGTCTGGTTAGAATTATTTTGCAATTGAAGATGAAGCCTGGCTATTTCAGCCAGCATGGTGGTTATGTCAGCATGTAGATTATTTGCCTCCGCTGCGGTCAGACGCAGTTCAGGGGTACGCAATTGATTCAATGCACGAATTCTGTCGGAAAAATTCACAATATGCATGGTAGGTTTATAGTCCATAACACTTCCTTGCAGCCTGCAATTGTTCGTCGGCGGTGCGCCACGGTCCTTGAAAATCATATCTTTGCAAAGTTATTAATTTAGGATTGTATGCCTTGGTCCAGTTATGATTCAACTTCACAAGGTAATAACCGGCACAGTAAAAACTTTTGCTTTTATTGTTTTTGGTGTAAATTGGTAACCGTTTACTCACATCATATAATGCATTGTAAGGTTTGCCTACAGAAGGAAATCCATTTACTTCAGCAGCAGGTTTCTCTTTCTTTTTAGCAGTGGGTTTCACAAATTCCACATTGTGTTTGTTGGCCAACATCTTGATTGTGGGATACTTTTCTCTGCTGGCCGAGTCTACCCATACAATGCCATCGTTGGTGGTTTGGATAGTGGCCACTTTTTCACCATCCTTTTCCACAATCCAAAATTTATTTTTTACCACAGGGGTTGCTTTGAGTTCGGTCATGCTGGTTTTACCTTGCTTTCTGTTTGTCATTTTCTGGTTCAAATTCAATGGTAAAATTAAAACTCAGTTTTCCATCTTCTACCTTGAGAGCAAATGTTTCTTGATCATTGAAATGATTAATCATTTCATACATCTGTGTTATTTGGCCACGAGTGAGCTGTATGGTGGTAGGCTCATAGCCAAACTTTTCTTTTTTGAATTCAGTCATGTCAATCTCCCTTATCTTCTTTGCATACCCAGCCTAGCTTGTATAGGTCATCGGCAATTTCTTCTGTGACTTCGCCTTCACCCACATAAGTTTTAGTGGGGTCATTACCGTGACCGTTGCCATTTCCGTCAGGACCCATGCCCGAACAATACCAGTCTATATAGTCCCCTTGCTCACGCATGTCTGCGATAATGCCGCCAGCATAGCGCCAGGAGCAGGACCAATATTCGTCTCGTAGTATGGGCATGACTTCGCGCTTTTGCCACTCTGTGTTGCACATGGCTGCGTAGAGATTCTGCGCATACGCATCGCTTTCTCGTACCTTGGTCAAGATCCAGTCAGTGGTCAGGAGATCATACTCAAGGTTGTTTTCTCGGCTGGCGGGATCGTCAAACTTGTGTTTGTGATCTTCGAGTATGCGAGCAAACATGTTTATATAGTCTTCGTTGGGAGTTTCACCTTTTTCTTCCATGCGTTTCACATAGCCTTCTCGTTGAAAACTGTGTCGATCAGGACTTGAGGCCGGTTTAGTCATCATTTTTCTTTTTCTTTTTCTTTTTCTTGCTTTTATCGCCATCCTCGACCCAATATCCATCACCATCGGGGTATTGGCTGTCTAGTGGACCGACACCGGTCCAGTCATTTAGCATTTCCGCTTGATCTATGGCATCTCGTATGATGCGCTCTATCAGCTGATTCAGCGTGATGTCCTGTTGATGTGCTACCTTCATCAGCTCGAACAAAACTGTTTCATCCAAGTCCAGGGGCACTTCTACTCGGGTGTCATAGTCCTCACCTGCGCGGATGGCCAGAGCCTTCTGGATAAAGTCGTCGTCGGTTTCTAGGTCCACATAGTTAACATCATCCCAGGCCTGTTTGGGATCGACCTTGCGATCGAGAGCTTCATCGTCGTGCGCTGCCTTGTAATCGGGATTGATCATGCGATAGGCACGCTGATTTTTGAAATCACAGGCTTCAACAGTGTAGACCACCTGTGTGTTGGAATCAAACACGATGTTAAAACTACAGCCATCGTGGTCTCCGTTCCAAGAACTGAGGCCGAAGGCGTTATCTCCAAAACACTGCCACAGGTAATTGTCGCCTTCAGTGATGCGATATTCTACCAGTTCCATCCATTCTTTGAGAGTGATCATTGCAAGTACCTTCCTTTGGAGTCTAGTGCGTTGACGAGTTTTTCTGCTTGGTCGGGCTCCAGATCGTCCCAATCCACCGGTTGGCTCATGGCCCGGATCTCCTCGGCTGTTTTACCTTCAAACATCTGCACGATTTCTTCCATGGCTTGATCCAACTCTTCCTGAGTACCTTCAAAGTTTTCAAAAAACGCAGGATCAAAAACGATTTTAGGTGTGCTCATTCTTCAACTCCCATTTGTGCCCTAATGCGATTATATGCCATTGCTATTCCTGCTTGAAATCCTTTATCAAAATCATCTTCGTTACCTAACCCATCCCCTTGTTTGATAATTGACATACATTCCCTAACAATCAACTCGGCGAACTTTTCTGAGTTAAACCAAGAAGGGCCATACTGTCGAGGTTCCCAACATTGGGATTCAAGTTCTTTAATTCGTTCGTTCATTCTTCAACTCCGAAATGTTGTTTGATCTTGTCGCTGGGGTAGTTCTCACCATTGTCTTCGTTATTCACCCAATCATCGGCGATCCTAGAACACTCCCCGACGATCAACTCGGCAAACTTTTCTTGTATTTGCGGATTGATATCAGGATAGTGTGATCCACCTGCTTGTAACTGTAATTTTCTCAACAACTCTTTGTTCATGTTTTCTCCGGATAGCCAGCATTCAAAAAGTCTACATACCGCTGTGCCTGGTCACCAATTTTTACAAGATTGTGTTTACCGCAAAACTTCATGAACTTAACTCCAATCTGTGGAATAGTTTTTGTCACAGAATTGATAGCAATGGTTTCTGCCATCCAACTCTTCACATGATTAGGTTGCGCAGTAAGATCAATCAAGGTGCGATTGCGTTCGTAATCATCCAACACGCGATGTTCAATTTCATTATGGTCAACCCAGCGTTGCAACATGAGATTGTTCCAATTGAAACCTTTACGGTCCATGTCGGCAAATGCTTCTTGCAGGCCTACTTTGTTCTTGCTGCCTTTTACTCGCACACCTGGATAGGCCGAAAACACATTGTCACTCACATCACCACGCATGCACTTCTCAAACAGCAGCCATTTTGGATCAGGAATAACCTTGGGTTCCTTGGTCTTCTTGTCTATCACACGCCGGCCTTTGTAGTCAAAGATGCCTTCCGGTGTGTGAAGTTCGTCCGACACTCCATTGTACTGTGTGACATTGTCTGCTAACAGTTGATAGTAGTCTGTGTCGCTGCTCACAATCACATGATTGTCTGCGGGATGACTTTGTATCCAGCCTGCCACAAGATCATCTGCTTCAAGGTTCTCGTGACGCAAGACTGTGCAGTTGGACTTTTCGTAGAAGAATGTTTTGAGATCGTCAAAGGCCTGCCAAAATGCACGATCTTCTTCTAGTTCGGCATCGGTGAGTGCCGCACGAGCCACAGCACGATTTTTCTTGTAGGGAGTGTAGTAGTCCTTGCGCCAGCTTCTACCCTCAAGGCAGATAACCACATGATTGGCCTTTTGATCACGCCAGGCCTTGTAGATACTGGATAAAGTCACATGAATAGCAAAGCCTACTTTTTCTTCCAGTGTGCTGGCTCTATGGGCTGCATGGCGAGCCCGAAAGAATGTGTTAGCAGTATCGACAATCAAGTAGTTCATGGAGTAATAATAGCACTTTATTTATTCCATGTCAACCACTAAATTTGGAGTCAGCTCACTTCGGTCCTGCCGTTGCCCAAATCTTTGCGTTGCAGTGTGAGTCTATCTTCTCTGGGCTGATTGGCTTCCCACTGTTCGAAATTTTCCATGACCACATTTCGGCAAATGTCCTGGAACCAGCGGTCCACAATTTGGGCATCATCGTTGCCTGTGTAACCTGCTCTTACAAGTTTAGCAACAAAATATTCGTTCCAGTCCAGTTCAAATGCTCCGTTGCCGGGATTGGTGTCGTCCAATTCAACACCAATCACAGCCACATAAGGCTCTTTCTTTCTTGTGGCCACAGCCTTGGGATCTCTGGCTTTGGCCGTTACCTTGAGTGGAATAGTTTTGGCAACAACTTTCTTGGTATCTTTTTTGGGTGCTGCTTTTTTTGCAGCACCTGTTTTCTTAGCAGTGGCCATGTTTATTTGCCCCAGCCATTGCCCCACAAGTCTACATGCAGACGTGGGCTGTAATTATAGCCTAGATTCAATGCAAATTCGGCAATGTCTTTTTTATGAACATCGTATAACTCGGTAGTGCCGCCAACTGGCATAATATAAACTTGTCCCATAAACCCAGCATTACGGTACTCATTTACAGCTCGCTCAACTTCTAACATTGCGTCATGTGTGCCTACAACAAATTTTAAGTATGTCATTCCAAACTGCTGATATTCAGTGATAATTTCTGGTTTGATAGCATCCTGCCATTTTTCACCACTACCACTTAGCTTAGGACTAACAGAAAATTGCATCTCTCTCCAACGACCAATGTATTGTTGGTGATCGTCTTCGGTGGTACCACGCCAAACAGTATGCCATTGCTCGATATATGCTTTGAACTCTTCGTCAAGATGTTGTGTTCCATTTGTTTCAAAAGTAATATAATCTAGATCGATCATTCTAGGATGTTCTAATAGGTCTGGGTATGCACGTTGCCAACCCAGCAGTGGCTCACCGCCTGTGATCACCAGATGTACAGGATTGCCTGAATACTGATGCCAACGATTGTTTGGTGTTAGTTCCAACATTCTCTCAACAACGGCGTCGGTTTCTAGCATGGGACTGAGATCTTTGAATCGTGGATCCCAGCTGGCATAGCTATCGCAACCTGTATGCACAAGGGGCAAGCTGTTAAATGTTTTATACTTGCTGGGGTCTACGGCATCACGCTCAATACTAATTTCTCCATGCGGCATGCCAAATCCACCGCATGTAAAGTTGCAACCAAACGTGCGTAAGAACACGCTAGGCACACCAACATAACGACCTTCGCCCTGCAGGCTATAAAATATTTCACTGATTTTGATTTTGCTCATTTTATTTCCTCAAGTATCTTATTATACAATGTTTCAAAGTTGGCGTCAAGCCATTGCTCTACTGACAGTGGATTCCAATCTGGTAACACTGATAATAGTTTATTTAGATTGGCACGACTCTCCCATTGATATTTTTCAATCATGTGATCTGGCATGGGAGTCACATACACCTGCACAGATTCTATACCAAACTGCTTTTGCACCATTCGTGCTATGTCTTCGAAAGTCAGTTGTTGCCCGGTACCAATGTTATACACGCCACTCACACCAAGATCTTTGAGACGCAGCATGGCATGGATGCAATCGTCCACGCTGATAAAATCTCTTGAGCCTAGTTTGCCATTGTGATGCCAAACCATGAGTTTGCGTGTTGTGGCAGCACTTTCGATGTATCTACGCACAGGACTAGGTTGATTTTTATGCCCTTCATTGCGACCATACACATTGAAGAATCGCATGCCCTGCACAGGCACTTTGAACCGTTGCTCGGCACACCACATGTCAATGGTAATTTTGCTCACACCATAAGGATGCTGTGGTTGGAATGGTCCCCACTCAGGACTGTTGCTCCATGGACCATACACACTGGCACTTGATGCATAGGTAATGCCGCATCCATGCTGTTCAGCAAAACGAACCCAGGCCTGTGTGTCTTGGATATTTTTCCTTACCAGCGCATCCCAGTCAAACACATTGGTTTCACTGATAGCACCCATATGAAATATCCATTCAATGGGTTCGGTAGCAGTCCAGGTCTTGCCGCGGTCTGCCCAATCAAGCGAATGAACTGTGTGTCCTTGATCTATTAGATGCTTCTTTAGCTCGCTACCAATAAAGCCTCTATCGCCTGTAACAATTATCATCAGTCTATGTCTCCGCCTTCGCTGTCACCAACTAATGCTGCGTCTGGCGTTGGTGTCTTTCTATAGTTGCCCTTGCCCGGAATAGTATTGCGTACACCGCCCACCGGGTCCGGTACATCGCCTTTTCTACGGGGTATAAGATGGATATGAGGCCATGGCACAGTTTGTCCCGCAGCTTCGCCATAATTAAATCCAATGTTGAAACCATCCCATTCTCCTGAATCTACCATGCGTTTGCCATAATCAAATGCATCTTCAAAGGCTTCTTTGAGTATGCTGGTACTATTATACTGCGGAACAAACAGCAAGTGTCCTGGCGTACAGGGGTATTTGTCGTTGAATACTGCTATGTGGAAGTCTTTTCTTACAGTGTCATCCCATGGAGCATTGCTGTCTTCAATATGATCTGGCCCATTAAATATGCGTTTGTATATGGTCATGATTATCCTTCGTAGATGGCACTGTTGCCAGCGTGTTCAAACACTTCAACACTAATTAATTTAACTCTTTGGTGATCGTCGCCTAGCAAGTTTTGGTATTTGTTGGTTGGATCAGCAGCTAGCCATTGTGCAACATATTTGTAAACAAATTCTGAAAATGCCTCGCATCCCACAGCAGGAACAATTCGCAAATCAATTACACCTTGATTATGGTATGGGTTTTTCTGAACTTCATCTGGGTTGCCATCAACCTCGGCCATGCGACTCCACCCTGCCATTTGTTTGAAACGATCCAGTAGCGGATCATCTTCAGCGATAACGGTGGTATGATCAAACTGTGTGTCCAGCCAAGTCTTGATTTCTTTGAGTCCGCCAAAGTCTTGAACCCAATTGCGTTCGTCCAGTTGTTCGGCTTCAAACACAAAACGGAAACCTAAACTGTAGCCATGCATGAGACTGCAATGGCTGTGAGTGGCCTGCCACTGTCTGAAACAGCATGAATAGCCGCGATCGTTGCCGTATGTTTTTGTTGAAAAATGTCTTGCCATGGTACTTCTCCTATGTTAAAGTTTAGCATAGGCGGCAGAGTTTGTAAAGCGGGATGACGCCGAAAGACCGCTGGTTTTATTTCTCGCTTGGACCTTTGCGGTCATCTGGAATACTGTCAAACGCTCCTTCTTTGGCCAATTTGCTTTTGATTTCTTCAGCACTGGCCACTCGTTGGCGTAATTCACTGGAACTGAAACTGTGGTCACGGCCATTAAAGAACAAGTCAATGCCACGCTTGTGACAAATTTCTCGCCCTGTGAACTCTTTGCCTTCGTATTCTACTCCTAGAATACGCACATCAATTGGCAGTATCAGCAGCAGATCCTCTAGATCCTTTTCAGTATTGTACACCCAAACCTCATCAACATACTTACAGGCAACAAGTTGCAGTTGCCGTTCCACAATACTCTGCACAGGTTTGTTCTTGCTAGGACGATCCAGTGTTGGATCATTCTGCAAAGCGCAGATAAGATATTCACAATGTTCTTTTGCTTCTTTCAACATAGCCACATGCCCTGCATGTAGTAAATCAAATGTGCTTGCGGTAAATCCTATTTTTTTGCCATTAATCATTTTGCCCACCAATTCTCCCAAGGGAATTCAATCCAGCAAGGGTTTTCATGTTTGTTAATAATTAGTCCTGCAAAGTCCACGCCTTTGAATTCGCTTGAATCATTGTCTACAACGGTGGCAAATTGAACATTATGATGCCAGATATCGTTCCAGATTTCGTCGCGGGGCAAGCAACCAGACTCCCAATCGTCCTTGATCCATTGCAATGTGCGCCCAGTATCATTGATATCATCTACAATTAAAATGTTTTTGCGAAGTTTGGGGTCAGTTACAGGTGTGTCTTGGGGTCTAGGAACAATGTCTGTAGGTACATAACCAAAGGCAGCCTCGGCCATCCACAAGTTGCTTTCTGGTCCCATATCGTTGTCACGAAAGCTAACGTCAAGAGTATGCAGCGGTACATCCAGATATTGACTTAGCAACACAGCTGGCACAAGACCGCCACGAGATATGCCAACAATGTAGTCAGGTTGGAAATGAAATTTGTGCATCTGTCTTATGATACTGTGGATGTAACCATTTAACTGTTCATAGCTGATGGTAACAATTTTGTTAGGAGTTGTCATATTCTGGTACCTTTATGTCGTGATTGATAATTGCCTCGTAAAATTTACACATGAGCTGGCATAGGTATGGATCTTAAACGGCTTTAGTGCCCCCACGCCGGGCGAGATAACTTTCATTGTGTTCCCAATCTTTATTTGGATCTTTACCTACCAAAAATCCCCATTCTCTTTTGTGTGGACCTGGCATGAACAAGGTCCAAGCAGTTACGCCATCCTTAAGTTCAATACGATGAAAGCTACCAGCCCGGCAACGGCGGAAATGGCCAGGACCACGCCAATGCCGTGTTTCACCGATCTTGGTACCTGAGTCATCAAACTCTGGTACCCATTCGTAATAACCTCCCGCAAGTATAAAAGTACAATACGGCCATGGGTGATCATGTACATCGTCGAGATCTCCTTTAAGGAATTTATGTAAGAAAATATTGAATGGAAAACGATTGCGTTCTTTCAAGAATAGATAATATCTTTCAAGATAGGGTTCGTCGCTAACTCTATCCATGATGATTCTCTTCCGTTTGAGTTTTTCTAGCAATTTAAGCAACATCGGATTGACCAATCAAGTGGGTTTGGGAATGTATTTCTGATCTATCCCGGGTACTTCTATGCTCACACACCAAGAATTCATGTGCAGGTGTTCTTGCAATGGCGTGCGTGAATTCATAGTGGTATTGATGTGTTGGTAACATGTTTTTCTATCTCGAAAATAGCCTTGGTATTGTATCAGCTCACATTTTTCAGCAGGTATGCTACACACGACTATTACAGGTATAAACAAAGTTACTAGTTCAATCATCGAATACTTCTTCTTCTAGATAACGTCTCAGTTCTTTGTCTGTAGGCTCAACTGAATAGTTCTGTTTGAAGAAAATCTCATATGAATCGGAACCATATTTGCCGATACCATACAGCATTGTAGCATCATTGCCATTCCAGGTCAAGTAGTCCTTACTCATTCTTAGCAATCTTGTGTACCGTACATTGACCATGCCCAGAGGCTGTATAATACTTTTGACAAAATCTTCGTCAGCATTAATCAACACTTTAGGCCAAGGAAACCAATACAAGAATTCGGGTAATACTTTTTTTACAGTTACGCGACTGGTTTGATTGAGCATGATAACCCCAATCATGTGTTCCCATGAGTTGCTGACCTGCTGTTGTACCATGAGATCTGGTCTCATGGGCTGCAGACATTCAAGAAATTTTGACATCAACTGTGCCCACGCTAGAGCCTTTGTAGTTTGATTTTAACAGATCGTCCACTCTTTCTGCAATGGTTTCCCCTGCCGAATTAGGGGGGTCAAAAGCATAACTAGTTGTGCTTTTTGCCATAGCACTGTTTTGAGCATGAGTAGAATCTTTTGTCTCAAGTTTTTCCAACCTCAGTTGCAGGTTTTTTACATCTTCAAACAGTCTGCGCATGGGTCCTTGCCACAGCTGGTAGCGACGGTCGCCGTGTGCATTATGATTACGGGCCAGCGAGGCAATAACCATTAGGTGTTGCAGTGCCTTTTGCACACTGGGATCGTCACTGGTTAGTGCTTCATCAAACAATTCAATGAAAGATTCTAAATCAAAATCTGCAGAGTCTTTTTCTCTTTGAGCATTCATTTTTGATTCTTCAAATTCCAATAGGTATTAAGTGTTTCAAGTTTGTCGCAATGTTCACTCATCTTGCTCAATTCAGAATCAATGGCACTCATGATATCGGTATGGTCGTGAATAGCCATTGGGTTTTCCAACATCACTTCAATGTTGGTTTTGTGTTTTTCGATGCCTGCTTCAAGATGCGCCTGTGTTGCCTTAATAATATCTTTTTTCATAAATCGTCTCCTTCTAGTTGTCTAAGCCAAGCGTCAACTTGGTTTTCTGCTTCTTCCAGAGTTATGGCATACACTGTGGCAACCATGCGTCCGCTTTTGTTGATCTTTAGATCAAATGGTACTACCCCTGCGCTTAAAATAATATCAGCATCGTCCAGCTGCCTTACAATGCGGAACTTTTGCATGGCCTTGGCTCTACTGATTAAATTTTCTGTTATTTCCTTAGCTGTTTTCATCAATGCTCCTAGTTGATGCTTGGTGGCGTTATCTTTATAACTTTGCCACGCAAGTCACTAATGTTATCTACCATGTTGTTGTAATCAGTTTCATTTAACGCACTTCTGTATAAAGAAAGGCCTGCTGTGCTCAGAACTGCTGCGATTTCAATTACTTCGTAACCTTCGCCACACAGGTTATCTATCTGTTGCCATACAATCTCATGAAGTTTATTCAAATTTTTCATCGTGGAGCAAACTCCTGTTGTAGTTTGATATTGTCCATGAACTCTTTCTTAACTCCTGGATCACTTTTGAATACGCCAGTGAGCACAGTTGTTTGAGTCAATGAACTATGTGCCATGATGCCACGGTTTTCACAACATCCGTGTGTGGCTTGAATGTATACACCTACATCTCGACTTCCAGTGGCTTTCATGATCTCTCTAGCAATGTCATTGCATAACTCTTCCTGTAGTGTACCACGGCGAGCACACCATTGAGCAAGGCGAGTGTACTTAGACAGTCCAATGAGTTTTTCGGCAGCAATGATTCCAATATATGCCACTCCATTAACTGGTTGATGATGATGACTGCACATACTGCGAAGCTCGCTGCGGACAACTAGCATGCCGTCATAACGGTCTTGTGTATCGTTTGGAAATGCTGTGGCGCTGGGTGATGGATCATATCTGCCTGCCATAATTTCATGAAAGTACATCTTGGCCAATCGCCGAGCTGTACCTTGACTGTTAGGATCTGTTTCTCTATCTATTAACAGTGTATCTAGTACTTGTTCAAACGCAGTTGTGGCTTCATCTATCAACTGTGTTTTCATGTAATCATCAACATATTCGCTGATATTGTCTCCGGCCCAAAATCTTTTACCATCTCGCCGCATCTTGAATGCAAGATGTTTATGTGCTTGGCCTATTTCATATCCGCCATTGCCGGGCATAGCATCTAATCCTGTTTCTGAATTATTACTAATGTGTGCTTTGTTGTAAACCATTTATTTCTCCGAGTTATAGCCGAGGATGGCTAGCGTTTTATTATAGATTTATTTAGATGTTGTGTCAACTGAATTTGATGGGTTATTATACCAGTTCCAGGCTGAACGCACAATATTGCTCAGATCTGAATGTTCAGGACTCCATCCTAGAATTGTTTTTGCCAATTGATTGCTTGCAACCAATCGATCAGGATCTCCAGGCCTTCGAGGGCCAATGGCTGTGCGAATTTCTCCAATTTCTTTAGTCACGCAATCCATCACTTGCTGGTTGCTATAACCTTGTGACGATCCAAGATTAAGTGCCAAACACGATTCCATGTCGCTTAACAGATAAGAAACTGCCAGGCTATGTGCATTGGCTAGATCAGTCACATGCACATAGTCTCGTATGCAAGTGCCATCTGGTGTATTATAATCGTTGCCATTCAGAGTAAACACAGTGTCATTTCGTATGCTCTCAAGAAGTCTTGCCACTATGTGTGTGGCGTCAGGTGCTTGTCCTAATGTGCCTGATTCATCTGCACCGCAGGCGTTGAAGAAGCGCAAACTTGCACTCTTCATTCCATACGCTCTATTGAAATCTGTAAGCATGATTTCTATCATGGCCTTGCTCTGGCCATAAGGACTTAGAGGATTGTAAGGATCTTGTTCCTGGATGTTGTCTTTGTCAGGCGCTCCATACACTGCTGCACTGCTGGAAAAAACAACCACAGGCGTAGTGTCAAGATATCTAAGTGAATTGAGTAAAGCAGCAGTCTTTGCCACATTGTTTGTGTAGTACTCGCCAGGATTGGCCACGCTTGGACCTACCAAACTGGTACCTGCCAGATGAACTACCGCTTGGGGTGCATGCTGTACCAGTGCATCAACGCAGGTTGGGCTATGATAATCAGCTTCAATGAACTGATCCATGTGTTTCAGAGTGTGTTCTCTGCGCACACGATCAAGACCAATTACTTCATAACCATCTTCTTTTAATTTCTTACACACATGGCTACCAATGTAACCAGTTGCTCCTGTAACAAATACTTTGATCATTTTTTATCTCTTTTTTTAACTGCGTCTGACAACATGCTTTTAACCAGTAGAACCACTCTACCTTTTTCTTTTTCCGTTAACACCTGTACCAGCATCTGCTTGTCTTCGTAGCTTTTGGCATTGTCTAAAAATTCCTCAGGCACAGCTAATTTCTTTTTCTTTTTGAGGTCTTTTTTTATCTTGTCTAACTCGTCTTTGGGATCTGTATCACTCATCTTCTTTGAAGTCTGTTACATTGCCATGCTCATCTGCAATGATAATACGAACTGTTTCTTCTTGCTCATTGACAATTTCAATAGGACCCCATATCCAGCATTCGGTGTCACTTAAATACCAATCTTCTTGATCCTCTAGTGCATAGAATCCTTCTTCTTCGATCAGTTCCATCAAACTATCTTGTTCTTCTTCCGACATGTCATCTGGAAAATCAATATCTTCCCAACAGCCATCCCAGGTTTCAATCAGTTCAACATTCTCAATGTTGTTGTTGTAACAGTTGTTCATGTCAATACTGTCTTTGCGACCGTCACCACCGGGTACAAAATCATATTCAAATTCCGGAGGATTGTCGTCTGTGGTAGTCACAGTCCAAGAGCCAGTACGCCAACCAATTTTGCGTGTGATTTCTTTACCGTCCTTGACAAAATGTTCATGCTCTTCAACGGTTTTTTTGTAGTAGTTCTTAACAGTCCATATAGCCATGATATCTCCTCAATTGATAGATTGTACAGGTTCACCACAGTCAGGGCAACACATTTGGCCATCCCAGTCATTGGTGTTGTTGGCACTACCACTCCAACCGCAGTGATCGCAATTTAATACTTCATCTTGCTCTTCAACAGCAAGTGACAAATACATTTGATACAATTCGTCACGATGAAACTGCTCATCTGGGTCATAGGCAATCCCTCGCCATTGTTTAATTTTTAAGGGCGTTTTTGTTCCCCCCCATTCACTGTGCCAGAACTTGCCAGACCATATGGCATAATAGATATGTCCCTGCTTGTCTTCTACTTCATACTTGCCTGCAACTACAGGTTTAGTTTTTTTAGGAAACCAATCAGTGAGCCCGTATTTGATATCGTCCATGTCACGATATCTTGTGTACCCTTGGTCCGCAGTGTTACTGCCTGCAATGTAAAATGCAAAATCAGATCCTTTGCCATTGGTATCACCGCCATCATTGCACAGTTCTTCACCATCGTACTCTGCACCTGTGATAATCTCATTTGAATCAAAATCATCTATGATCAAGCATAGTTTTTCTGGATCAAAAGGAGCACTGAGTTCTATGTCTGCTGAGAAGAAAGTTCCTTTGTCAGCAGTATAACCAAAAAATACAACTGTGCCTTTGGGTTGGCTGTCAATCCAAATTTCGTCGCGAGTGGTCAACTCTACATCACACCCATCAAGTGCTTCTAAACTGCGTTCATACACTACTTCGCTATTTTCATCCAAAATCTGCATGGTGCCAGATGCTCGGTCTACTCCGTACACATGTCCCATGTTTTCGCATTCATGCCAAGATCCTGGAAAAAATGGCCACATGGATTCTGGTATATTATGTGTTTCAGCGTAATCACTGTCCCAGGCAAAATCAGCCACACTCAGTCTGCGTTTGCGAAAGTAATCGTATATGTTTCTATCAACTGTGCCCATGGCGTACTCGCCGCCGTAGCCCCACAGCTGGATTTTATAAGTTCGCGGTGTGAACTTCAGTACTTTGATCAGATGTTCGTGGTCCGGGTTAACTGGTTCAGCAGTGTTTTGAGTTGATTTCTTCACCATGATAAGTTCCTTTGAGAGTTTCTAGTAGTTTATACTGTTCAAAAAGTTTTGTCATGTCCACACGCTCGGATCCAGATTGCATGAAAAATTTCTGATCATGTGCCCAAGCCACAGCACTGCGTTGCAAGATGTCGCGAGCCATGCTAGGATTGATGTCGTGCCAATACACAGTTTCAGTTAACAATTGGTGCCACAACTCAAAGTCCATCAGGATCCTGGTCATGATGTTTGGTTTCGCTGTCAACCATGCGTATGAAAAAATACATGGCCACTACCAGAAGAATTCCGAGGACATAAATCATGATTAGAATTTACTTTCGTGAGTGTGTTTACGATAGTCAGTGCTCATGCGTAGCCATTGCTCGCCAGAACCTTGCATGATGTCAACAATGCGATCCACGGTGCCGTTGGTCCAGTCTGAAATTTGTCCTATCCTTGGACTCTCCATGTACAAGAGTTTTTCCAGTTTTTTACAAGCGTCTTTTAATGACCAAGGAACATATAGTCTTGTATGGTCATTAGCAAAAGTTTCAGGGAAAGACCTATAAGCAGGATATAGAACATTGCACCCAAGAGTATCTGCTTCCGAGACTGTGTTGGAAACCCAATCTTGAAGGGCGCAATTAAACAGCACACGAGTATCATTGAGCAGAGCATAGTACACATTTTTTTCCAAGTCCTGATGGATCTTCAATCTACCGTCGGCCTGCATCTGTCGTGTACGAGCCATGTAGCTGTCGTTGTTGCTACGCAATGGCGCACCAGAGAATACACAAAACTCCACTTGATTGCCAGGATTGCGTTGGTTGTACAGTTCAATCAAGTCCATGTAAAAATTTGGCTGTTTCTCTTGATCCCAACGAGCTGCAAATCCCACCCGCATGGCTCTTTCCAAGAAAGGTTTGAGTTCTCCGGGCACACGCTCGCGCACTTCTTCCTTGCCAAAGGCCAGGCCGGATATGTTGTAGATAGGACAGTCCCAACCAGCAATCTTCATGTGCATGACCATTTCTTCGTTGGTGGCTAGGATCGCACCCCCGGAGTCTCGCACCAACTCGCATACCATTTTTTCATAGATGCCCATCCACTTTGACATGCCCCATACATGTACAAAATCATCAGGATCAATGGCTTGAGCAAGACAACGCACAAAAATCCTAGGACGCAGAGACTCAGGCACTTGATTGAGAATGTAAGGTAAGCTCTCGATACCGGGTTGAAACATGTCTTCAAAGTAGATAACGTCTTCACTTGTGACTTCTCCTTGTTGCATCAGTCGCACCAGATTCATCAATTGGCTCATGCCAAAGTAGCTGCGGCCGTGTGCATCCAACACCTGACCAACCACGATCTTTTGCCCGTTGTCTAGTGTAAGGCCAGGAACATAACTAACATCTAGACCGCGCCGCTCAAACACACGCCGGTTCCACTCTGTGAGTTGTAGTGTGTAACGGGCTTTGTATGATTCAAGACCCATGTAGTAGAGTTTACGCATTGTTGCGATTTCCTGATCTATAGTTGTTCAACCCTCTTGGGCCACGATTGTCTCGATTGAAAGGCTTGCGTGGAGCCTCGTTTGGATCTTTGTTAGCCCAGTTCCAGTGATTTTTAGTATATCCTCGTTCTTTGAAACGCATGAAATCAGAAAAATCTTTATCGCGTTCATTGTACAATGCTGCCTCATTAAATACACGACCGTGTGAAACACAGAACTCGCGATATTTTTCCAAGTCATCATAGATTTGATTGACTTCTGGTTTCATAACAAAGTATTTGGTAAGCCACTTTGGGTTTGCCATCTTGATTTCTCCTATTATACTGGATGGTAAAAAGTTTTTTCTGGGGTGCGGGGATCTCGATAAACAATTTCGCAACCGTTTTCGTCGTCTTCGCTTACAGAGATAATAACATGTCTGCCAGGATAGCGCAAGTTGATTTGAGTGTACAAGTCGTCTGCGATCATTTCGCAGCTTTTGTAATCCAGTTCTAGAACCGAATTGGAACCATTATACAGGCTTTCCAGCCATCGTTTGAATTGGATGAACTCGATGTCCCGATCATTGTGGAACACAGAGATTGACACCCGAAAGTGAAAGATATGGCGATGAGGGTAACCAAGAAAAGATACATCCGCAAGACGAGGATCCTCCAGTGCTGCTGGGTATTTATGTATGCCTTCTTTTTGAAATCGTACCCAGATCATGCGATCTGCAACTTCGCTGTTAATATTTGTTTGTTCGCGTTCTGCAAAAATACTCATTTGCCAAACCATCCTTTGATAGTGTTAATTAATGTTAGATATCGAAAGTGATATGGAGTAAAATTCCACATGGGTGGATGCAATGGGCATCGACCTTGATTGTAGTCACAGGCCGGAGTGTACTCTTTGCCGCAAGTGTCACAGGTCATGACAGTAGCCCTTTTACCATGTTTTGTATGTGTGCATCCTCAAGGAAAAACTGATAGGTGCTGTCATTAACTATTTCACCTTGATCATTTAGGCTTTCTCCGGTAAACTCCACGCACCAAAGATTCTCCGGGCTTAGACACTTGTTCATACGCCCTTTTAATCTAAATGCAGGTTCATCTCTAATTAAAAATTCTTTCATGTTATCACCTCGTCTTGAGAGTATTTAGACCAGTCTGTAAACACCGCACGATTTTTTAGATCATGCAAACTATGACACCAGACACCAGGATTTGTAGCTTGAAAATCTTTGTCGTCAATTTTGATAATTGTATTGTAGTTGTACAATTTGGCATATGGTAGTTTAACACTGATCATGGGTATAAATCTATCATGTTCGATCAAACTGCCTTCCAAAAGTCCTTCAGCTGACTTTAGATCTAGATCCAGCGTACACCATGCGCCATGCATGAGACACGCACCAATCATGCTTTCCCAGGCATGCCATGTGTCGGCATCGTTCACAACAGGATTAGGAAAACTTTGGTTTGCACCGAAGTAGATATGCTCACAGTTGTTGCGCTGTGCAGCAGTCACAATATTCTTAGGATCCTGTACGCCAATTACGAATAATGTTTTCATGCCATAGGCAGGACTATGCTCTACTTCGGTGCCAACAAACATTTGGACTGATTCGTGGCCTGTTCTGTTCATCATATTTTGAGACTTTCAATGGTTAGGATATTAGTGATCATTGTAATCCTCGGGTAGGCGTTCGTGTTTGTCTTCCCATTCAAGGCGTGTGAGTCTTGAAATTTCGTCCTTGTATTTTAACTTCTGTTTCTTTAATTCTGCAACCTTTTGTTCATCCACATGAGAATGTCGCTCCATTTCTGTAATTTTGAGATCAATGACTCTATGCATCTCTTCCAAATGACGGATTCTATTTTTGATGTCACCCATTTCATTCTCCTCCGTGATCGAGTCTAAGTATGTTTCCAAGTCTAGCTTCTGCTGCTTCTTCTGCCATTTTCTCATCGGCTTCGGTCTCCTGTGCTTCTGGTTCTACAAATTCAAATAGTACATTAAATTGACTATGAGCATTCCGGGTCTTGTCACCTTTGAATCCACGAGTGCCCACTATGTCCATCCAGTATCTGTTGTAGTGTTCAATTATGTCTAGGCTATCTTGTTTGGTAGGCGCAGCAAAAACTGCATCTACAATGTCTCGAAAACGAGCATGATCGCCTGTGCGACCTTTAGTGCCTTGGTTCCACATCATGGCTGGCCATGTGCCTGCATCGTACTCTTGATTGGCTCTTTGCACAGCTTCAATATGCGTCCATACATTATGACCCATCATGAGCGCATATGAAAAGCTGTCCCAAGATGTTTTGCCTTCCTTGCCAATCTTGTTTTTATCACCAGGTTTGTATATACACACATCTTTGATCTGTAGATGCCGGCTTATTGGGCTTTCATCAAAATGTGGAAAAACATTATCCTGTAGTACAGTGTCTCGGAAACTTCTTGTGTCAACAGCATACTTCTTGTCATCCGCACTGGGCCCCATTCTATAGCACCATTTGTCGTTGTGAGGCAGATCTATATGATGATACATTTGGCCATTTGCTGTAGCCAAGAACGGACTTGCACAATCAAAACTAATGGTAAAATTAGGATTAACATATTTTCGCACGGCTCGTTGAATATCAGTGAGCAACAATGCCCATTCTAATTTGCTGGTACCTAAAAAGTGCATCCAGTCATGTACACCTTCTTGCAACAGGTTGTCATGGCGTAAAGCAACCAATCTTTTTAGCACAAGATGCACATCGCACATGTTCTGTCCGCCCATGGCCCATCCATCAAAATGCTTTCCTGGATATGCAACAGGATCACAGTACACTTTCATGGTGTCATACCATTCGTCGGCACTGGTATGATTATCGCCTTGCAACACATTCAAGAATCTAGCACCACCATCTTTAATACCTTTGCGATTCTTGATAAAATACTCATTGTTGTACTTGGTGGCATCTACTGCTTCTTGCAGCGTGGTTATCTGACAAGCTCGTGAAGCTTTTTTGTCGTGTATGACCCAGGTAGGTATGTCAAGGATCATGCCGTAGTCAGCGATACCGTCTAGCCATTTGAGTATAGAACTGCGTTTCTTTTCTGCCTTGGCACAACCTGAATTGGCCTTCCAATCACCTTCCCACAAACCCTTGGCAATCTGGAATCCACCCGAGTCGCCTAGTATGAATGAGCCAGGTTCGCGATTACGAACCATGTCCTCACTCCAGTCCTGTTTGTTTAGATCTAGATTAGCATGTCCACCTGAGTACAAACTCCATTTATAAGGAAACAAAGATTTTTGGCTGTTGAGCCAGTTCATCTGTTCCATATCCTGTACGCCTACTGGCATCCTGGCAAGATCAACATAAGGAGACCCAGATGTATCTCGTTGTTTGCCGATAAAAGTGGCATAGAATCCGCTGATGGCCGGCAAGAACACAGCATAGTCCTGCTGTTTGCTAGTTAGATCATCTTGACTCATGGACATAGTTCATGCTGGGATTGCCGTTGTTCGCCTGTACATAACGGTTGCCGGAGTATATGGCTTTGTTTATTTTTGTTGAGCTGGCAGTAGATAGTTGTATTCTGCAATGCCTGAATCAACAGTGATCTGCATAACACCTTCATCGCTGATTTTCATGTTTTTGTCGCCGGACAAATTTAGAATACCAATCACGGCATTCACTGGCCAGTTCCATGGTTTGTTCAACACACCCACACCATCCTGGAAAACAAAATCGCCAGCGTGACTGCTGTGGTCACCAAAGAAAAATTTTAGTTTACCGTTGTCTGTTTTGGCGATAAAAGTAGTTTCTTCGCTGTTTGCGCTGGCTTGAAATTTAAGTCTCTGAATGTTAGAAACTGTGGGATTAAAGTCCACATTCCATTTGACCTGTTTCATTTTTACGGCCTTGAGTTTGTCACTTATAATTTCACTTGCCATGAAACGATATTCATTCTTGAAGTCACCATTTTTGTTTTCAAAGTGTATGCCTACGGGCACCTGATTGCCGTTGCGATCTTGACTTAGTATGGTTAGCTTTGCATCTTCTTTGTATTCGGGAATGTTAAGGATGGTGTTTAGTTTACCTAGGTTGGGCATGCCAAACACTCCGACAAATTCTGGTACTGGATTTTTGAATCGAGCCTGCACGATCACGCTGCGATCCTCAGCGATACTGTCAATAAAGGTTTCTTGATCATTGCCGGTAATCTTTACTAGGTCAATAATACCAAGGCTGTGCGTGTGTTGCACAATGTCGTGTAAGTAGTCTTTCATTGATTCTCCTTTGAGTTTATTGATTATAACATGATCTATTTAGATCGTCAACGGTACTAGGACTTTTTTACTATGCCAATTGACCATTTAGTTTTGTCAGATTGTAAAACACCGGGTACGCTCAACGATACTGAAACCAAGTCAGATCCTCGATTGACCCACATAGATACTTCCATTTCTAATTTTAGAGCCATGGCATCTATTTGTGCTCTGTTCATCCCTCCAATTTTGCCGTCGCTGATGAACGCAGCAGAATTGCTACTGTCAGCATCAAACATGTTGAAAAAAACTTGTCCTCCGGGTCGTAACAGTGGCTTTATTTGTGTTAAAAAAGTCTCAGCTGCATACAAATTGAATCTTTCAAATAGATTCCACACCACCACAAGACCCATCTGCCCTTTTGGCACTCCCCAGTGCATTTGATGTTCGTTGAAACCAATATTGGTGTCCCAATCTAAATTATTCCAATTTCGCACAGTGTGAAATTTTACTCTAGGTTGCACACTGTTCTCAATGCTATTGTATTTTTTAATTAATAGATCTCTGTCTGTATCAATCATGTACAACAGATAGTAACTGATTAATATTTTTATTACTTCGTCGTGTTGAGCATTAATCATGGCCGCAGGGTATTTCCATGGGTCGTTGGTGCGGCTCCATATCAATAACAAATCTTGAATTTGATTTGGATTGCACAGCCATTTGTCTCGCTGATGGTCAGCAATATCAAGATGCTGTTTGAACCATGCGCGGTCACTCACATGATCCAGAATCTGTTGATATTCATTTCCTACCTGTTGTTTAAGATTCATTAAACGAGAGTGGCTAGCAAACAGCATATCTTTGCACTGTGCTAGATCATCTAACTCTTTTTGGACCAATTGGTCCACATCAGGCAACAGTGCCATGAGCTCTTGAGTTTTTTCTATCTGTGGTGTAACATCAGTTGCGTTACCAAAGTTTTTTAGTAGATTGCGTAGTTCTGCCAGTCTTGGAAACCTAGAAAGTTGTTCAGGTGTCATGTTATTCAAAAGTAAACAAATTGTCAAATGTGGTTGTGATTTGAGTGTTCTCTGCTATGTTCCATTTTAGAACGCCCAAGAGATTTTCTACCTTTTGTTCCACAATAGTTGTTTCCATGAGTGCATCGTCAAATGGCAGTTCTTTGAACCAGGTAGGAATATGCAATTCATCTGTGGGATATCCTACTGAGGTAAAGCCTAGTGGATTATCTTTTAATTTACACACAATGGTTTTCATACCGTCCACAATGGCCATTGAGTAGTTGTCACCATGCATGCGTTTGAGATTGTTCCAGTTCATGGCTGCTCGCACATGACCTGGCATGTTGGCTCGGCCCAGTCGTTCTTCTTCACGAGTGAACTTGGTCAAGTTGTTCACACGCTTGGGTGTGCCTTTTTCCCAGGCTGGACGATCTTGAAACGCAATCTTGAACTCTCGCACTCGGTCATAAACATGTTCTTTGGCACATCCGGTTAGCACATCTTGTAGCAAACTGCTCAAGAAGTCTTGTACCACCTTGGGAGTATCGGATCGCTTTAGGTCCAGGCCCATGGCTTTGACCTTGCCTGGTTTTCCATGTGTGTCTAGTCTTGCACCTTCAAGATCATATATCAGTACTGCATAACGCTTTTTCTTAATATATAGACCTTTTTCTGCTACAAGTTCTCGTCCACCTTTGATAAGCGACCCCATACTCCTTGGACAGTGACATGCCCGTTCCATAAACGCAGGGAAACTGGCATTGACTTGATCAGCGATGGTGTCATAGAGCTGTACACAGGTTTCTTTGTTCCACTCCATGCGTCCTGCGGCAACTTCTTCTCGTATAGCGGGCCAGGCTGTAAAATAGCAGCTATCAGTATCTCCATAGATGATACTTGCACCCACGTGATCGTACTCTCCCATGATACACTCGTTAATATAAGCGTCCATGTGTCGCGCGATGATTCTTCCAGTGAGAGTAGTACTCTGACCAATTCGCTTGTCGAAGAAACGGCAACCTGGGTTGAGAATCGCTCCGTACAAACTGTTAAGATTAATCTTCTTGACCAACTGACGCTTGTCCCAAAAAGCAGTATCTTCAGCGGTGGTGGCTTCTCTTTTTTTAGCTTGCATCTCTTTTCGTTCTGCATACCACCTCTCTAGTAATCCAGGAATCACACCCTTCTTTTCATAAGTGAAGATTGTGCCGTTGGCACTGAGAATCCAACTGCTGTTGCTGTCAAAGATTATGCGCCAGACTTCCGCAGCAGAATGCACGGTTGGGTCTGCACCCTCCCAGTCAATGGTAATTTCTGTGCCTGCCTGACATTCCATAACGGCTGTGTATTCCAAGGTACCAAACATGTTTTCCCATGCGTCAGCAAAACTGCTACCTGCATCCATTTTCTCCTTGATGTAACGATCTGTCATGATTGGTCTTAGCTGACCAACAATGGTTTCTGGCCCCATGTTCAGCGCACGGATTGCACTAGGGTATAGGCTGTTGATATCAATGGCACCAACCCAGTCATGCATGCCGGCTTTTGGAAACGCCACATAGGCCCCTGCTGCCTGTGTATCACCCTGACTGTCTCTACTGGTACGATTTGGAACTACCAGTCCCAGTTGATGTGCTTCGTTTATGATTGCCTGATCTGTTACGGCCACAGCACCCATGGTGGTTTGTAGTAGCACTGTGTTGTCATGTGCTAGTTCGTTGGCTAGATCCAGGAACCTGAGCTTCTTGTCAAGTTTGGCGACCAGCATAGCATCCTGCCGGTTGTAGTCGATGAATTTTTCAAAGTCTTTGTTGTACAGCTGATCCAAGGTACCTTCGTAGGCAATTTTCCGTTCGTCAAGTTCGTATTCGCCAATGGCATCCAAACTGTAGGAGTGTCTTTCTTCATAAGTGTATTTCCTATAAAGTTGCATGTAATCCATATGCACACGACCGATCAAGTCGAAGGTCAGTGTCTCGGCACCAAAGCGTTCAAAGTATCTTTCCTTGGGATACTGACCCCATAGACAAAATCTGCGAAGATCATCGCGACTGAGCACACGATTGGTACGCATCACAAGATAAGGAATATCAAATCCTTCACTGTTCCATCCGCTGAGTACATCCGCATCATCAATGATGTCAAGAAATGTGTTTAGTAGATCAGCTTCGCGCTCAAATAAAAAACAGTTGTCGTATCTAGCTGCAATTTCTTCTGCTGTTTCCCAGCTCATGTTCTTGGGTGGAATGACCAGAGTTACCAGTTTGTTCATCCAGTCAAGGTATACTGTTACAGCGGTTATTGGATTGAAAGGATCTTCTGGTTTGGAAAAACCTCGCACTGGATCAAAGTCAACTTCAATATCAAAGAACGCAGTTTGCAGTTTGGGAGATTTAGCACCAAGGTAGTTGTGTTCGAGACAACGAAATATAGGATTGATATCACTTTCCCACAGGCGTTTGCCTGAGTTGATCTTGATTTCTTTGTGATATTCTTTGCTGTTACGAGTGGCAAACCTGCTCACTGGTGTGCCGTAAATTGTGCGGAACTTGCCGCGAGGATCATCGTAGTAGAAAATATATTCTGCGGGAAATTCTTTGTATTCTCTACCGCCGGCATTGCGCTCAACAACATAGATGCGATCTTTATCTCTGTCAAACAGAGCATCAACATAACTCATTCTATTCTCCATGTGCAGTTTCTAGCCTGCACTTGCTCTACATGCCGTTTTGTGTCCGACGAGACAAAAATATTTAACGAAACAAATGATCAGTTATGTATTCACATAATCTAGCAAAACACAACGCACTGTACATCATAGTCCACATCATGATGGCCATCAGTACCCAGTAAACAATAATTTCTAGTGCTATCAGTATCATGTGAGCATTCGTATCAAACCAACGGTGTCAATCGTGACCAACAATAGGTAATTGGCCAACATACCAAAGGAACCACGACTATAAGCACACCCAGCGTATATAGCACAACCTGCAATCCAGATTGGGTACAGGACAAGAAGGGGTGGATTAGGCACGGTGAGGGCCATGACGATACTACAACCAATAGATATAGCCCAAGCAAGGACCTCAAATAAAAAACGAAGTTTATTACTCGAGTAGTCTTGTCTGATCCAGTTAGCGGTTCCACTTAGTATTTCGGTCAAAGTGTCTTGCCTACAGTTTGCAAAATTGTATTTAATTCTTCATTTTCTTTGTTTGTCTCACCTAGCTTGGCTTTGTGAGCAATACGAATGGCCTTGCTTAACACAGCAGGTTTAATTTCCATTTCCTCAGCAATGGCTTTGACTGTGTCTTTGAGACCTTCTTGTAGTGTTTCGACTTCTTGCATGACCTGCATGCCTTCGTTAATCAATTGTGTGAGCTTGGCCTTTTCGGCGGAACCAAACATTCTAGTTGACATGATATCTCCTAATTGAAAATCATATTATACACTTTACTTACACACACTGCAACACCTATGAACAATTATTCACACTCGGCCCAGATCAAGTTTGTCCACTTTTTATACAGCCATGATCCTTTTGGCGGTATGCAGTTTCCTAGTTCCGGAAACCGTTCAATTCTATTTTGAACAACAATAGTAAATATTAAAACTATTCCTACAATGAACATCAAAACCAGGCTCCAGCAGGTGATTTTATAAATGAACTTCTTGCGCTTTCGTCTGGCAATCTTATCAGTTTCCGCCTGTTTACGCATCTGTTGAGCTATGGCTAGCTTTTGCTCTTTGCCCATCACCTGCATCATGTCATTTACTTCGGTCCATAATGCGCCCAGCTCTGGAGGTGATTGGTATACCATGATTTCTCGCAGTTCGGCGGCCATGTGCTCCAGCTGTTTTTTCATCAGCACTCGTTGCAGTGCTCTCTTGCCAATGCTGGCGTCACCAGTGTACACTTCGTTTTTGCTTCTACGCTCTTCTTCTTCAAAGATAGCAAAACACTTGTGGTAGTTGTCAAAGTATGTGCCCAGGTGATTGCCAATTTCTGTGTAGATGTTGGTGGTTTCACCGTCACGCTTGTTCAACTCAATAACGCGATTTTTTTCTGAGATATATTGATTTTTTTCTGCTACTGTGGGAGTGCGGTCTTTGAACTTGCGGTGAAATTGGTCATCAAGGTCCTTGAGAATGTCCTTGACATCTCCAGCGGCGCCTTTTATATCTTTATAAAGTTTGCACCCTTCTTTGACCAACTTGACCGCACCATTGGCCAGTGCAAACAGCGTTAACGGATCCATTCCTCTTTGATTCCCGGTTTTTCATTTTAATTGACGGAATCAGAGTTTGTAACTTAATTGAGCTCTAGAGTATTTATTTAGGATCGTAAGTGTGCAAGTCGCATGTGTTGTAATATGCGTATATAAAACCAACCAATATCAAATTCCCAAGGCTTTAACGACAACTTTGGGTTAGCAGGGTCCAGATGATGATTATTGTGAAGCTCTTCGCCGCCAACAATAATACCCCATGGACTAATATTTCTAGATTGATCTCGTGTTTGGCCATTGCGATACCCCCAGGTGTGTGCTACGCCATTGATTACCCCTGCAGCCCAAAACGGTATCCATAGCATTTGTACCAGCCAGATGATCAAACCCACAGGTCCAAACATCAACGAATTGATCACAGACAAAATCAACACTCCTGCCCAGGGATGAGCAGAGTAGATGTGCTGTTCTATCCAGTCGTCGGGAGTGCCTACACCATAGTTTTCAATCATGAGTTTGTTTTTTGCAGCCTTGTTGTACAGCAGTGCCCCTCCAAACAATACTTGCCATATGCCGTATACCACGGGACTGTGGGGATCGCCTTCGCTGTCAGAGTGTTTATGATGCTTGCGATGCACAGCTACCCATTGTTTTGTGATCATGCCTGTAGTCAGCCACAGCCAAGCTCGCATGAAGTGGACCACAATCGGATGAAATAAAACTGCACGGTGTGCCAGGCTGCGATGCAGATACAGAGTTACACACGCGATAGTGATGTGTGTGACTGTGAGTGTATATAAGATCTCGGTAATCAATGAAACTGTTCCTCTTCTGTGCTGCCTTTCAATGCCTGTGTTGAAGCATCTTTTTCTATGGTAGTGGTCACTCTATCGAAATAACTGGTACCTACTTCTCGCTGATGCTTGACTGCTTCAAATCCTCTGTCAGCGGCAGCGAACTCTTTCTCTTGTAGTTCCACAAATGCTGGCATGCCTTCCCTAGCATAGCCATGAGCCATATCAAACATATGGTAGTTAAGATTATGAAACCCAGCGAGTGTAATGAACTGGAACCGATAACCCATTGCTCCAAGCTCACGCTGGAAACGGCTAATTGTGTCTGCATCTAGATTCTTCCTCCAATTAAATGATGGTGAACAGTTGTATGCTAACATCTTGTTCGGGAAATGTCTATGGATTCCTTCTGCAAAACGCCGCGCGAAATCAAGATCAGGTGTTCCAGTTTCACACCAGATAAGGTCTGCGTAGGGTGCGTAGGCGATTCCTCTGGCCAGAGCTTGATCGAATCCGTTGCGGGTGCGGTAGAATCCCTCTACAGTACGCTCGCCAGTGAGAAAAGGAAGATCACGATCATCTACATCGCTAGTGACAAGATTTCCAGCTTCGGCATCTGTGCGAGCAAGAAGGATGGTAGGAACGCCCAAGACATCGGCTGCCAGGCGAGCTGCCACCAGTTTGTTGACGGCTTCTTTTGTTGGTACAAGTACCTTGCCTCCCATATGGCCGCATTTTTTTACTGACGCCAGCTGATCTTCAAAATGCACTCCGGCAGCACCTGCTTCTATCATGTGCTTCATTAGCTCAAATGCATTTAGCACGCCACCGAACCCGGCCTCGGCATCGGCCACTATGGGTGCAAAAAAATCTCTGCTGCCGGTGCCTTCCATCCACTGGATCTGGTCTGCGCGGGCGAATGTGTTGTTGATCTTTCGCACCACTGCAGGAACTGAATCTACTGGATACAGGCTCTGATCCGGATACATCTCTCCTGCTGTGTTGGCATCACCTGCCACTTGCCAGCCTGACAGATATATGGCCTTGAGACCGGCCTTGACCTGTTGCAAGGCCTGCAGGCCTGTCATGGCTCCCAAGGTGTGTACATATGGTTCAGTCTGTAACAGTTCCCACAGGCGATTGGCACCTAGCTTGGCATGCGTGTGTTCCACTTGCCGGCTGCCTTGTAGGTCTACCACATGCTCAGCAGAGTATTCGCGGCGCACACCGGCCCATCTGGGATTGATACTCCAGTCTTGCTGCATTTTTTTTATTCTTTGATCACGATTCACAGTTGTTCCTTTTGATAAAGCAGTATTTACACTAATCGTAGGTAACTGTGTCGGAATCTCCTAGTCGCCATTTGGGGTTAGTCTCGCACACATATTTCTTTGTGCAGACCTTGAAGTCGGGAAACAGCATTTCTTTGGGGTTGCTAGCCGCGTCGAAGAACAGGCAGCGATTGTTGGGTTGCGCGGCATACTGTCCGTTGGCCAGCTGTATGAAATTAAAGCTCTTGTGGTCTTCAGGCCATTCGGAATAACTGGTGTCCAGGACATTTAGATCAGGCGCGGCATTGTCCACTGTGAACATGTAGTCGCCTGCGTACATGTTTTTGTCTTTGGCATAAAACTTGCATGTGAGATTGCGCAGGAACGCTTTCTGTATCACAGCGATGTCGTAGCTGAAACAGTCCCATATCTGCAAGGTGTCTAAAGGTAAAAATTGCTCAGGGTCAATATCCTCTGTGCGTGACACATACGCATGCAGAGGTAGTTTGTCATAAAGTGCTCCATAGCGTGGAAGATAACTTTCTATACGAAATGCCTGGCTGCGCAGGCTCTTGATTGTGACCCAGATACAGGGTTCATACTCTCCATAGCCCTGTTTGAAATCGTACAGGAATTCTTTTCGCACCCAGCAGTGCACCGGCGGGAGATTAGCGACCAGGAAGCTCATGTTGTATTGATTTGATTTCTTTGAGATCTTGATGCGTTTGTTCCAGCAGAGTCTGCGCTGTGTCTACTCGTTGCAGGATGTCTGTCCACCAGAACACCATGTTGTACAGCGTTTTGACTACCCAGACGGTCCAAGCAGAGATGATCACAAACAAGGATCCGATGATCCACTGAGTGGTAATTCCAACAGTGCCGAGATCAAATACATGATATGCTGCCCATAGAAACAAAGTGCAAACAAATACCACAGCAGAGATTTTGTATCCCCACTGGCATTCTTTGCATGCAGTTGATGTTGGGGTCATTGCAGTGTAGAGCGTAACATCCATGAATGCTTGCGATGTGCATCCATGCGATTGGCCAGGAAATCTGCTAGGCCTTCTTCACCTAACTCTGTTGCGATGTCAAACACATACTTCAAAATCTTTACCATTTTATCACTATCATCTAACAACTCGGCGACCATATCGCCGTCGTCAGGAATACTGGTTTCATCTTCAATTTGACTCAACATACTGAATCTTGTGTAGCTGGCAGGAACAAAAGCTCCAGCACTGCGAATTTCTTCTGCAAACTGATCAATGCTGCCATACACTTCCTCGTATATTTTGCCAAATAGATCATGTAGTTGACTGAAAAAAGGTCCAGTCACATTCCAGTGATAATTATGCGCTTTTAGATAAAAACTAAATTCACTTGCAAAAGCTATTTTCAGTGCTTTGTGTAGTTGTTCCATTGTGTTGTCCTAATAATCAACTATCGTCTGCAGGAGCTGCTCTGGTGCCGCCACTGCCGTATCGAAAATTTTCTGCCAACTCCGATGACGACAATGATGGTTCTTGTGTAAGCAATCGCCAGGTACTTGCTACTTTAATATAAGTTTCGTCAACTTCTATCCAATTGGATTCATCTGTTTTGATATAGGTATTGGTAACTGGCTTCCATACACCATCTACTTTTACATAAGGCATAGAAACTGGTTCCAGCGATACGATCATATGTCCAGGAGTGCCACTTGTGCCACTTGATCCAACTTTTGCTGATACTCCGCCAGTGGCGTAAGTAGGTGTCACTGTGTATTCATCAATGCTGGGAGGAGTTCTACCACTGCCTGTGTATGTGGTCGCGCTTACAACTGCGCCACCAACTGAGGCTACAAAACTTGCACCAGTTCCTCCAGCTAACGCACCTTGGTCGCCGCTGCGTAGTCCGCCGTACACACCACCAAACTTTCCACCACCACCACCACCGCCACCGCCACCGTCGCCGTTTTTACCTTGACCGTTTTGCCCAGTGCTACTGCTATTTGCACCAGTGGAAGGCGTTGCACTTGCATTTGCGCCGGCGGTAGTGCCAACATTGCCGCCGCCGCCGCCACCTCCTCCGCCGGCTGCAATAGCAATTATGGTATCATTAAGCAACAGTACTGATGCACCTCCTCCACCTCCGCCACTGCCAGAAGTGCCTCTTGCTCCGCAAGGCCCGCCTGTGCCGCCGCCGTAACGATTATTGCTAGTATCAATGTAAGATGCACCTGCTGCGCCACCAGAAGTGCGTTTACCATTAGTGCCTGCTATTCCTTTATCGCCAATACCAAATTCTAGTACATCTCCTGCGGAAAGATTAAGGACAATTTTAATTGCATTACCGCAGGCTCCTGCACCCCCTGCGCCAGGATTATCGTCGCCGCCTGCTCCGCCGCCGGCACCCCATAGATAAACAGTAGCTTGTGGCTGAAACCCAGCTGGTATTGTGATTCGTTGTGCGCGAGAAACAAATTGAAAATTGTACAAAGGCATAGTTATTTTTTCGCAGTCTTGGCAGCATCTCGCCAGGCCTGTGCAGTTGGCGCTTTGGGATGATCTTTGTCTCTGCTGGTGCCTGCTTTCTTGCGTTTGTTCACATTGTAGTACAGGCCTTTGTTTTCTTCAGATTCCTCCACTGGCACACAGTTGTTCACACGCACGCCGCCCTTCATCTTGGTGCCTTGTTTTTTGTAACCAGTCCAGCACTTGGGATCTAAACGCTGTTTGTCTTCATTTTTTGCATCCAATGCTTCAAACAATTCGTATATTAACATTATTGTATTCCTTTTGTTGCTATGCGCTTAAGATTGCTGGTCATAGTTTGAGCAGCTTGATTGTTTTTCAAAATTGGTTCTATGGCATTAACCACATGTGCCAATTGTTCTGCATCAGCAGCAGTGGTATGCTGGGGATCTTTTTCTATAGCATCAACAGTTTTTTGTATGTTCAATGAAGGGTCAAGTTTTTTTAGACCTGTAATATTCTTGGTGAGATCTGCGGTTTGTTTAAGTTTTAATGCTGCCTGTTGGCTGTCTATTTGTTGTCCAGGTTGACCAGTTTGACCAGTTTGACCAGTTTGACCAGGTTGGTCAGGTTGACCAGGTTGAACGGGTTGATCATTGGCTTTGCTGGCCAAACTAGATTTTTGATCGCCTTGTGCTTGTAAAGCAGGATTAGTGTTGGCTGTGCCCACACCCGGTGGATTGATCTGTGCCACAGGACTGTTAGGTTGATCTGGGTTGGATTTATTCTGCGCAAGATTACCAACTTCAAACATTTTATATTCCAACATGAGACTTTCTACTAGATCTTGATCATAGTATTCTTCTTTGCTTTCATTGGCCCCAACCAGGCGTCCTGCAAAAGGATGTTTTTTACTGATGCCCCTGGTGGCCTTCTCATGACCGCGTACTTGGTCTCCAGCCTTTTGTTTTGGCTCTCCAGCAAATTTATCAATGCTCTCTAAGAGCTTGCGCATATCGCTCATTTTTTCTTCCTTGGTTTTTTGACCGGCTGCTGAAAAGGGTTATCTCTCTGTTGATAATCTCCGCCAAACAAAGTGCCTGCACCTGGCTTTATAAAACTGGCCATGCCACCAGCACTAGAACTTCCGCTGCTGGCAAATTCTTGCAAATGTTTTGAAACTATTTCTTTTATTTTCATTATAGTATTTACTCAAGTAAAAACTGTGCCTGAGGTATGCTCACAGTGTTAAGTTTAATATTTTTTAATGACACATTCAGCCAACCACTTGGGTCCTGGATTGTCAATTTATAATTGCCGTGGTCAAGACTCAGGTAGTGTGTTTCGTGTATATAAAATGGATTGAAAATATCAAACATTCTATCACTTAATAGTTCATTGCTAGGCTCTAGGTAGATCCGATAAGGCACCTGTTTTCCAAGCGCACGCAGCCCTCTACCCATTGGATCTTTGAGCATTTTTTCTGTGTTCAAAGTCCAATGAACTTCGTACTCTAGTTTTACAGGTTGTTTCATTTCTTAAATGCTCTAGATCTAATTCCGCCTTGTCTGCGAATGCGTTCTAACTCTTGGTGCGCCAGTTCTATTTCTTGTGCAATAGGATCAAGGTTCAAGTTTTTTAATTTCTTGTACACATGCTCCCACATGGCAGCATTGTCAAGATGTTCACCGTTCCGCTCTAGCTCGGCGGCAAATTCTTTTACTCTGCGAATCATACTCTGTTTCCAGCCGCGTAAGGTCATGCGACCCATGCCCACATCAGGTGCAAATTCGCTGTTGTAGGGATCTGCCTTGTCATATTGATACAGGCTTTCTTCAACATCGTCTTCTGGCAGTTGATGTGTCTTTTTCAAGGTTTTGAACCTGTTTTTTTTGTAGTCCAAGCCTAGATGTTTGGAGTGGTCGTCTGCTTCCTGCACAGCCACACACGCAACAGGCACACTGATTTTGTCTTGATTGTGTATGTCAACAACCACAAATTTGCCTGCATAACCAAATGATTCAACGATTCCTGACAAGTTGGTCATAGGTCCTGCTGTGACCGTTACTATGTCTCCGATAGCAATCTGAGACTCTGTGGCCAGCATGCGCTTGATATTTCCTATTCTTGCAGCAATATCTCTGTGCTTGGTCCAAACTCTGTGATCATCACTGTACTCATAGTCTCTGTCAAACACACGTTCTAGATCTGCCAGTTGTTGTTCTAACTCTTGACGTTTTTCTGGAGACAAAGGCTCAGGTTTGGTCACAGGCATTTCTCTGCGCAGTGGCTCTTCATTGGTTTTTTCTTTAGAATTTTTTGGATAGCCATGTCGAATTTCTAATGCATATCCTGATAATCCTTGTTTGTTTAATACATTAGTGATAAATTTTTCTGCTTCTCGAGCATTGCTAAATTTATCACCAAGATTATATTGTCTTACTTCGCCGTCTATTATCACAGTAGCGATTGTAATTGGTTTAACAGGTTCAGAAGCCTGTGCAGGTGCTCCTAATAAATTAGCAGCGGCTAGTGCAGCTCCGGCTGCTTTACTTTTCCATCCTTCTTCAACATCGTCTTCTGGCAGTTGATGTGTCTTTTTCATGGCTTTGAACCTGTTCTTCTTGTAGTGTAGGTGCAGATTTTCATAACTATCCTCATCAAACTCGTCTTCTGCCAATTGTGCATCGTTGTTGGGCACAGCATCCTGTTTGGGAGTTTTAGATTTCTTGGTCTGGTTGGTAGATACTTTTACAAGATCTTTTTTTGCATTTTTCATTTTAGCCGCAGGAGGCTCAACAGGTTCCGGAGTGCCATGCGGAATTTTGTCAAGTATATGCCCTAGCTCTGGGTCAGTGCGCCCGTACAGTTGTTGTAAAAATTCTTTGCGTTGTTCTGGATTGTCACGCACTTGATTCCATAATTCTCGAGTTTGAGTTCCGTGACTGGCGTCGTAACTCTGGCCACCTATGTTAATGCTCTGCGGATATTCAGGTGCAATGATCACATACCCGTGCTCATCGGCAGTTTTGAAATCTTTGCTGTCATTTGGTACTGGTTGGAAAAACCCCGGGCTACCATCTTTTTTTACACGCCCTGGCTGAAGTCTTTTTTCGTCTGGTTGTCCTATTGCAGTAATGAAAATTATTTGATCTTTGATTGATTCAAATTGCGCAGGCAAATCATATACTTTGCTGCTTTCAATCACTTGATTGTCAGGAACCCCCATGGCATGCATGAAGCGTATTTTATCACCAAAGTTGAATGGACTTTTTACACCGTCGGTGTTATTACTAGTGATAATAAAAACATTGTCGCTACCAAATTTGCGTTGCAAACTAGCAAAAACTTCACGGTGCCCTTTGTGGAAAGGTTGAAAACGCCCAGGATATGTTACAATAATCCTTTTGGCTTTATTTTCAAACAAGTGCGCAATAAACATAGTAATCTTTACTCCAGATCACTTATTTATGCTGGTTTAGACTACAGGCGTTCCAGTAACCAAATGTAAAAAGGTGTGCTAAAACGCAGCTTGTACACGCCGTTGAACCCAAGATTTACACAGCGTTCTAACATCTGTAGTTCTGTTCCGTTGATTTGTGCAGGAGAATCAAGCTCGTATATTGACTCTTCGTATATCAAGTTTTCAAGATTCATGCTGTCAATTTTGACTTGTTCAATGTTTAGTAACACATCTCTTGTGTAAGCACCGTCGTCATTGAATCCGCAGGTGTCAGTTGGCAGTTTATTTTTGAGCCGTATGCCCAGCACATGCTGCCCCGGTCCTAGATCTATGCTGAATTTTTCAGTGTGTAAAGTTTGCAGCACCTGAGTAGCTGTCATGAAATCCTGTCCAGGGATTCCTTTCTTACTAGGAGGTGCTGCAATAACACTGTCAACAACGATTTGATCATTGACCAGTATTTCAAACGCTGGATTGCGATTACCCCAGTAGGTGCCACTTAGGGTAATCTCAAAGTCTAATTTTTGAATACTATCGTTGCTCACTTGGTGTAGGATTGGTCTGAGCATGGGCCTGTTGGGCCATGGTAGTAATATCCAGTTTTGCAATATCACCCTGGAATTCATAATGTCCAATGTGATTCAACAGAGTTTTACTATGCGCCCAGATCTCGCCACCTAATGTTTGCCAGCGACGGCAGAAAGTCCAGTCTTCGCTCAAGTAATGACCGCGATGATCAATTTCAGTATCAAAAATAGCATACATCATGGGTTCGTATTGTTTGCCTAGACCAATGTCGTCTACATACTTGGTCTCTGGATGAGCCTTGATCAACTTTTCGTATACCTGGCGCTTGAACAACAGGAAGCCTGTGCCCATGGTATCCACTGTGTAAATATCACCTTGTACAGTAACCTGTGGCTTTAGGTTAATAACATAGTTGATAGGCAGACTTTTCTTTGGATACAATCCGCCGATCACTTCTTTATCATAAGCCATCATTTGCAAAATGCTTTCAGGTTGAAAACGAATGTCTGCATCAATAAACATAAAATGTGTGGCACTTTGATTAGTCATCATCTTGGCCATCAAATTGTTACGACCACGAGGAATCAGACTTTCATTTACCATGGTGTCTAGGCTCCAGTTCAGACCCACTTGCTGTGCTATCAGCACAAAGCGCAAGAAACTGGTCATTGTGGGTTCACTGACCATGCCACCATAGCAGGGAATACCAATATGTAAATGGCATTTCGAAAAATCATACGGTGTGCCTTGTTGTTGCGCAGTGGTTTGCTGTTGCTGAACTTTGGCAATCTCGTCCAGCACACGGCGTTGTTCAGCAGCACCAGGCGCGCCAGTCATTGGTTGACCGGGTGGGGTGCCGCCGCCAGGCGCAGCAGGTTGGGCTGTTGTAGGTCCAGGGATAACTATTTTTTTTCCCTTGCGGGGTGCGTTTTGATCTGACATTTAGGTCCTCTTTGAAAAACAGTTCTGTATTTACTTTGGCATGGCAGATGCCGTTTTATTTTGCTTCTTCGACTTCAACAATTACACCTTCGCCTACTAGTTCTTGTGTTACTTGTTCTAACGCGATAGCTGTATCAGCAGTGATCAATTGGGGCGTACTGCTATTGTCCTTAACCAATTTACTTACTTTAATGATTAATACTTCTTCATGAATTGTGGCCATTTTGAGCTCCTGACATAATATATGTATTTATTGTGTTTTAGAGCTTATTCTAAATTCTTCTAGTCGACCAACCATATTGGCATCTATCATGCTAAACATAGTGGTTATTTGTTTATCTTTGACATAAATGTAACCTCCCCAAATCCAGCCACCTCTTTCCAATTGTTCCCAAAGACTTCGAGGAACCTTAACTTCGTCGCCTAGTTGTAACAGATAATTTTTTAAGTTTGTTTTTGAATCTATATTATATCGCCCGTCACGGATAATAAGTCTATAGGGCCAATCAATCTTTTTCTTTTTAAGCACAAATCCTTGTTTCAATAGGTCTGCGTTCTGTTGGTTTTCTGGACACATTACACTTACAAAGTGACTGTTGTCAGTGTGTCTCAGCTTCAGAGAAAGATCTTTTAATGTTGTAACGTCACTGCTGTAGAATTGAATATGAGGATCTTCAATTCTAACTTTTAAGTTTCCGAGGCGGCTGGTATCTTCTGCGTAGACTATATTCTTAATAAGTTTCAACAGGTGAACATCCTCATCAGTCAACTGTCTTGTTTGCCGCCAACTGCCTCCGTAACTGTAGGCTCGTTGATTGTAATGGGTGATTTCATAATCCAATTTTGCTGGGTCACGCAATAATCTACTGCCAAAGCTCAACATGCTCAAACGGTACATGTACTGACCGTGAAGCAGTTTCTTGGTAACCAAAATTTGGATACTAGGATTTAATGCCGTCCAGAACGATGTATCCATTGCTGTCTATTGAAGGAATTACTGCCAAATTGGTTGTGGTGATATCAAATTCTAACTTGTCGTTACGATAGTCTACTGAAACTGTGTTGTTTGCCCCTAAACGATCAAAAAGAATTTTACGGCTCAGCGGAACTTTTACTAGATCATTAATTTTACGACTCAACGGACGAGCACCCATCTTAGGATCAAACCCTTGGTCGATAATATGTTCAACCGCCGACTCTGATAATTTTACCCTAATGCCCTTGTCAATCAGCAACTCGTTCATTTCATTAATGAACTTGTTCACAATAAGGCGCATACTGCTCTTTTCTAATTTGTTAAACTTGCATATTGCGTCTAGTCTATTTCTAAACTCTGGTCTAAAATAATTTTTTACTGCCTTATCATCTTCGTCAGTTTTTTGTAAATCTCTGCCAAAGCCAATATTGTTTCTTTCGCTGTCTGCTGCACCAAGATTACTGGTCATTATCACAATACAGTTACGGCAATCTGCTTTCTTGCCATTGCTGCTAGTAACAATGCCTTCATCCATGACAGTGAGCATGATGTTGCTAACATCAGGGTGAGCCTTTTCAATTTCGTCAAAAAGAATAATAGCATTAGGATTCTTTTCAATGTCACTAATCAACAAGCCGCCGCCCAGGTTACTGTCATCGTATCCAACATAACCAGGTGGTGCGCCAATTAGCTTGGCTACACTGTGCTTTTCTTGATACTCACTCATGTCATAGCGTAACAATTTCATGCCTAAGAACTCAGCTAGCAATTTGGCAAGTTCAGTCTTACCAGTACCAGTAGGACCAGTAAACAAGAATGTACCAACTGGTTTATTCAATGGCTTTAACCCTGCTCGACTTACATAAATCTTTTCAAGCACCATTTCAACTGCATTATCTTGCCCATACAGTCTGCTCTTTACTTTTGATTCAAGATTTTGAATGTTGCTACTGTCGCTTTCAGCATCGCTGGTAAGTTGCTCAACTGGAATTTTTGTAAACTTGCTCAAACATTCAATGATGTTTTTTCGATCTACTGTCCAATTTGTTTGATAAATCTTGGCTTTGGCACAAGCAGTATCAATTAAATCAATTGCCTTGTCAGGCAATTTTTTATCGCTTTGATAACGCACACTCAGATCCACAGCACTTTCAATTGCATCGTCTGAAATATTGCCGCCGTGAAATTCTTCAAAGTGACCACGCAACCCGCGCAAGATATCTTTGGCCACAGCAGAAGTAGGCTCGTCAACAGTGAGTCTATAGAATCGACGCATGAGCGCACGATCTTTTTCAAATGACTGCGTATATTCTTCCCATGTTGTTGACGCAATAACTTTAATGCGCCCTTTGGTCAGAGCTGGTTTAATCATGTTAGCAAAGTCAACGTTGCTACCTGATCCGGATCCTGCACCACGCATCTGGTGGGCTTCATCAATGAACAAAATTGTTTTGCCACGAATATTCAAAGCCTTGATAACATCTTTGAGTTTTTCTTCAAATTCTCCGCGATACTTACTGCCTGCGAGTAAACTACCAATATCAAGATTGTAAACTGTGTAGTCTTTTAGATAGTCAGGAACATCGCCCTCAATAATGCGTCGAGCTAGCCCTTCAGCGATAGCGGTCTTGCCAACACCTGCGTCGCCTACCATGAGAATGTTGCTTTTATTTCGCTTGGCAAGTACATGTGCTATTTCATCAAGCTCATGTTCGCGACCGATTACAGGGTCAATCTTGCCCTTGTCGGCTAACTCGTTGAGATCGTCACAGTATTCTTTGAGCACTTCAATTGCTCGCTGCTTTGAGGCATTTTTTCTACTGTTGCCTTCTTTGTAGTTTTCGTTATAGAATTCAATTATCTTGGCCCGGTCGATGCCGTGTTTAATAATGAAATAAGCAGCATGACTGTTTTGTTCGCCTGTGATACTTAAAAATAAATCCATTACCTGCATGTGGTTACGACCACTGAACAGCACCTGTGTGAGACTACGATTGAACACACGCTCTAATGCATGAGTTTTCTTTGGCTGCAGGTCCTCATCGTCGGTTAGATTACCATTGTCAAATCTACTGTTGAAACTGTCAATATCGCTTAGGATTGCATCAACATCTGTACCAAAGTTTTTAAGAAGGTCACCAAATGGACGATAATTGAGTATAGCGTACAATAGGTGTTCTAAAGTCACATATTCGTGTTTGTACCTTTTGGCATTATCGCCAGCAGCAGAAATAATTAGTTCAATTTCAGGATTAGCCTGTATCATGCTTTGCCTTTAGATACAAATATTTATAGAACTTGCTTTAATTGTTCAATTAGGTTAGCTGCCTGCGGATTGTTAACAATTGGCACAGTAAGCGAAACCTCTACTATTAGATTACCACGACGCATGGTATTGATGTCATATAAACCTTGATTGGGTAGTCTCAGTCTTGCTCCAGGCTTGGTCCCAGCTGGTATAGAAAGCCTAAACACTTTGTTTTCAATGTTAGGCACATCCATGTCTGTACCGGTCATTGCATCCAAACAGTTTACATTGACTTTGTATATCAGGTCAATACCTTCTAGCTTAAATCTAGGGTCCTCTCTAACCAAAAAATTTATATATAAATCACCTCTTGGTATAGTGGCAAACATATTGTCACCTAAACCAGCATAACGCATTTGGTGACCTGATGCTATACCACGAGGTATCTTTACTTCAACCGTTTGTCTTTCGCCGGTGGTGGTTTGCACACTGATAGTTTTGGTTTGATCATTGAGAGTGCTTTCTAGCTCTAGTTCAATTTGAATTCTAAGATCTTTATTTTTCCGATGCTGTTGCCGCATGTGGGCAAATGGGTCTGGGCCACCGCCGCCAAAACCAAAAGAAGCAAAAATTTCATCAAGAGGATTGCCTTGACCAAAATGGAAATGAAAACCTTGATGTTGCGGTTGCGGATGATCGTACTCGTGGCGTTTTTGTGGATCGCCTAGGGTAGCATAGGCTTCTTGGATTTTTTGAAATTGGTTTTGATCGCCGCCGCGATCCGGATGATGCTCCATCGCCAGTTTGCGATAAGCTCTTTTGATATCTTCTTCGGATGCTCTCTTGGGAACACCTAGTACTGAGTAGTAGTCCATGCGCATATTTTACATGTTAATATAACCATGTGTCAAGTGGAAATCCCTCGTAAGGCGATTTCCACTGACTGTTTATGCAATTACTTATAGGCTTTTAGGCCGAACCTGATACTTTTTCTTTGGTACGCCCATAAGCCGCAATACCAAGAACAGCACCCATGGCTATGTGGTATAAGCCTGCACCTTGCAAGGTGAGTGGTTGCCATTGGCTAGTAACTTGACCGCCTTGCAGTGTTTGCAAAATACTCCAGAGAATTGGGAATATCACAAAGTCAAATGTACAAGTGGTCATGTACAACCAACCCATGGCAGGACGCCATTTGTTGTTGATCCAGTCTGTGTTTGTGTTTGCCACTGTGCTTTCTGCTCCACCTGCTACTGCGGCAGCGGCACCTGCTGTACGATCAGGTGCATAACCTTGTGATGTGGCTTGAGTTGCTGGTGCAGCCTGAGCACTTGCTCCAAACCCGGGTGTTACTGCACCAAATCCTGCACTGGGTAACCCAGCTGGAATTCTGCTGTCGGCGTCGCCTGTGTCGCCTAGATCGCCAATTGGCGTTTTTCCAAATGCTGCCATTTTGATTGCTCCTTTATGTTTTCTTGAATGCTGCTAAAATTTTTGCCTGTATAGTTTTGGCAAATTCAGGCTGGGGGAAATTCCAACCAATGAATGCGCCAATTGCTAACCAAAATAATGTTTCAAGCATGGTACTACTCCTTTATAGAAATAAAAACACACCCTGGGCACTTAAAACCAACCCAGCTGCGGCCACCACAAAACTGCCCCAGAACATGGGCATGCTGACAGCCAAGATGCTGGCAGACAGCACCACGATGGCCAACTGGTATGCAGTGCTGGCATAGCCAATCCAGGGAGATCCTTTCTTAGCTTCATCACGCAGTCGCTCCATCTCACGAGCTTTTTCCATGATTTCTTTTTTGTCTGCATCCATGCGCTCTTTTTCAGCCCAGAATTCTTTTTTGAGTTTTGGATCGTTTATAGTTTTGGAAGCGATTTCATAGCTTACACCACGACCATTTTTTGCTTGATAATAGGACCATAAATTGTTGGCGCCCAAGGTGTTGTTTAGCACTGTAGAACTTAACTTACCACCGTACCAGGCGTTCACTGCCAGCAGCAGTGCGAACACAGAAATCACCATGCCTGCCTTGTCTTTGATTTTGGCTTCACGCTCACTACGGCTGCCAGGAGCCGGTTTTGGTGCGCTGTCGTCTTTGGGTTCTTTGTTAATTAATTTGAGAATAGAATCTTGTATTGCCATTGTTATACTCCCTAAACTGTTTGTGCTTCTGCTATGATAGCAGACAATACACCATTAAGATCATCCTTTTTTAGAATTTCGTCTGGCGTGGCTGTTACGCTGGTCATTTTCATCATTTCTGTGAACATGTGTGTAAGTGCTGGCTCGGGCATTTCTTTGCTTTCAAAAAGACGCACAAGATTCTTTGCCTTGAATGCAATGTCGCCTAACCACCCGCCCATGTTGTAGTACATGTCTAGGTTGTCTTTGTGAGATGATGTAATCATAATTATTTTACCTTATACGCTGGATAGTAAGCTGGCTGCGTTTAACACAGCAGAACAAATACTATTTAATCTTTCTTTGGCAGCCAAATCATCGCACTGTGCGTTGATCAAGTTTTCTACCTGCAGGTCAGCAACTAATTCTTGGTATTCGTCGCTACTCATTCTACCTGCCTGAAACTCCATGGTATACTCGGATAGCATGCTAGCAGCCTGCGCCATACGAGGATCCTGTGTTTCAGTACCATGCACACTGTCTAGTATGTCTTGTGCTTTCATCTTGGCTTTGCTCCTATTACTTTTTGTATGTTTTCTGCGCTGCGTTCAATGGCTGCAAATTTTGCCTTGCAGTAAACAGCACCAGGCGGTTTGTCGCCTTGATATCTTTTATAAAACTCGTTGGTAATTGTTGTCAAGGTACTGGCCAATTGAAAACTGTTTTCATTGCGTGGAATCATTTCTGCATAATTCTTGTACTCTTGAGACACCACATGAATATATTTAACATGTTCTACAACATCATCTGTGCCGCACTTGGGAGTACCCAACTGTGCATGAGTGCGAATGCGAGTGATATATTGATATTCGTTAACATCAAATTTGGCCATGAAATAGCTGTCCCACACATTTTTAACTGTGGAACAGCCAGTGAGCATGACCAATGACAACACTATTAGTATTCTCATTTCACACTCTCATAGATTTGTTTTTGTGTTTTATGCCATTCGATCCATCCATCTGTTTTGACTTTGCACTCGTGATACTTGCTGTAGTTTTTGACCACCACTTCAAGAATTTTACTCAACTGTGTGGTGCCTTCAGTTGTTTGTTCTAACTCAGCACAAGTTGTAGTAAGTTCTGCCGGTGCATCAGGAAACTTCATTACCACTGGCACAGTGGTTGAACATCCTGTTAACAACAACAAAGGTAGCAGTAGGTATTTCATTTGTCCTCCTCCTTGGTATGATCAGTAGCTGCTTTGTTTAGTATGTCAATGGCTTCAGAATCAACTTCGCACTTGGCATCAATTATTTTTTCTACTTCCTTGATACGATCAATGTATTCAATTTCTTTTTGCTTGATCACCTTGGTCTTGTACACAATCTTTTCTTGTATGACAGTGTTTACTTGCGCACTCTTGGCTTCAGCTTCTTGAACTTTCTTTTCAAGTTCGGCCACACGCTCGCGCCAGCCTAGTTCCGTACCTAGTCCACCAATCAAGAAAGCACCGGCGCCATAAGCCAGTATACCAACCACTTGAGTAGGAAAACGATATTTACTGATAAATGGTATGAAACTTACAAACCAGCTGATTAATATCAGAGCAACGCCTGCAAAGAAACAGCCGTAAAAAATTAGCATGAGCAGACTATCAGGTAACCAGCTGACCATCCAACTTATAGTTGACCAACTCATATTAATGGCCTTTCAGAACATGCATGGCGTGAGTGATATGTTTGATTCTATCCTCAAGACCAATGTATCCACCATTTATTTTTTTGGTCAAAAGTTTGACATCCATCTTGTCTGCTTGAGCATTTAGGTTGTTAGCTTCCCAGAACCAGCAGGCACTTTGTACAGCACCTTCATATGTTTCCAAGAACTTGACAGTTTCATCTACAGTTTCTTCGATGCTCATGGCAAAGTTTTCATAGTTGTTTTTACCAGTGAGCTGGATCAAGCCACGACCGCGATATTTCCATCCATCACCGGACGCTTCATCACTGTTGCCCATGCGACTGGCGTACACTCGATTGGCAATTTTTTCTGGGTTACGAGCATAGGGTTTGGCCGATTCAACAGTAGGAAAGTATTTCTTGAATATTTTGTTCAAGCCGTCTGCGGAATAGTTTAGATTCTCACGCAGGAATCTGTAGTTGCCACTTTCGTGTGCTGTTTGCCCTAACCAGCAAGCCACACGCTCGGGTGTGTCAATTTCATAGTCGGGTAGAATGGCGCGAATGGCCAAAAACCATTGATCCACATGTGGGGCTCTGACCAGTATCTGTCTAAGTTTTGCTTCAGTGAATTCAAATTTGAAACTCATAATTGCTCCTTAAAGTATGCCTGCTGCTACTCGCAGGCTTTCGGTAAAATCGTTTTTAGGTGCCTTGGTGTCGACATTCAGGCCAGCAGCAGTTTTCAGCTGATCAATTTCTTGCTTGCCATACATGCGTTTGTATTCTTCAACGCTATGCGGAATAACTCTCTTGAGTGTTTCTAGTTCTAGAGGATGCTCTATAGATTGTCGACGATATTTCACTCTGTAATCCTCCAACTTTTGTTCAGTTAGATTCATGAGATCAGTCATAAGTTGTAAGATGTTATCCGCACAGTTGTTGTCTCTTGGAAGTTCTACAAACACTATAAAGTCGCCATCTGCCATTTCTCCAGGACTTACATCTGCGTCAAGCACCCAGTCATATCCTTTTTCTATAAACGCACAAATATCTTGGCCAGGTTCTTTGCCTGCTACCTTGAGGCTTACCACTACCACATCCTCATTATTGCCTAGTTTGCTTGAAAACTCGTCAATGTGTAGCTCGTCGTGTACCAATCGTTTTAGATCGCCGTATTCGAGGCTCATACTTGACCTCCAGTAACTGGTTGTTCTGCACTGTTCTGATTTTCTTCTGTCCGATTAACATCATCGTCGGCACCTGCTTCGTAGGCCTGATCAATATCTTGCATGTCAATCACATCATCTTCTAGTTCCAAACTGCCTTGATTTATTTCTGTAATCAGGCGTTTGGGCATGACTAGTTCAACTAACCAAATTGGTTTGCTATCCATGCGTGGATATTTGGTACCAGGCTCGTAGTCGTCTGGACTTTCTACTCGACGAGGAGATTCTAATCTATCACGCTTGTAACGGATTTCGATATCGTATTCTGTCAATCGCTCAGCTCCGCGAGGATCTGGCATGAGTTTGTAAGGCCACATAAAAATGCAAGTTACAAAATATTTTTCAATGGTAGGACCTTCTACCAGCTCGCCCTTTTTCCAGTTGCGAAATGCATATAAATCTAATTCATCAAGCACACGCTCAAAGTCCAACAAGGTATTAAGGACACTATCTGTCATATAGATGTCCTTGGTATTTTCAATGATGTCCTTGAGTGAAGCTGGCATTTTATCTCCGTAGTGTATTTATTTTGTTTTATTGATGATGCTCAAACGCTTCATCAATTGGCGCCAGCTGTTTGTTACAACTTCGTTGCTGCGTGAAACTTCACTGCCTAGGAAATCTATAACTTTAACAATGGCAGCGTCGGTATTGCCATGCTCTGGAATGCATAGTTCTTTGAAATCAATTGGGATGAATGATTGACTTGCAGGTTCAAATACTTCTTTATGATGATAATAACTGATATCATAGGGCCACACATTGTGCCCTCTGCTCAACAGGTTTAGTAGCAAAGTAAGTCTAGGATCTGAATAACTTTGAGGGTCTTTAAGCAGCTCCATAAAATCCAAATCTGGATCATTATGCACATTTTTCACAAAGTTAATGAAATAATCATCCACGAACAAGTGGCCCATACTTTTGAATTGGTCTTCATACACATGATTCCAGGCCATTTGCAAATAGTCTTGTCTGTTGCAAACTACCTGTATGATTTTGCAGTTGCTAAATTTTTGTCTGATTGTTTCTGCTGACAAGCTGGAAAATCTAACTGGTATATCAGACTCTGCTTGTGGTAATCCAAGTAATTGTTTTACATCCAATGCACCCTGAGCAAATAAAACATCCTGTTTGTTGGCGTAATCTGGCACCACTGGAGTAGCCCAGTCTGGTGTTTCAGATGCAGGATTTACTGCGTAATCAATCAACAGACTTAATTGTTTTGCCAGTCCGCCGGGCGGTGCACAAACTATGATATGGTACTTGCTGTTAGGTGTCATGATAAAGCCCTCTACGGGTATTTATCAACGAACACAGTTGTTGTTGGATCTACTAAAACCTTAGTGGTAGCCTAATACTTAGCTTGATTTTACCTAAAGAAACAGTACACTTATCTAGTAGCAAGTATGTCCGTAAATATTTGTGTAGACTTGTGTGGCAAGTCTAGCTTGCTAATATGACAAACTCTACAACAACATCAATCACAGGAGAGTTACCCTTGAGTAAGAGGAAAAATAGACTGGCACTTCAGCCCGTCCATGCAGATAACACAATAAGTTTCAAAGAATACAGTTATCAAAGAAAAGACCCAGTATTAATTCCAAAAAGTCGTAATCAAGAAATCTACATTGATCTACTCAAAGACGATGAGCGTAAAATCGTGTTTGCCACAGGTCCAGCGGGTACAGGTAAAACCATGCTGGCAGTTGTAGCAGCGGTTAGGGCTCTGCGTTCAGGGCAGGTAAACAAGCTGGTAATCACTCGTCCAGCTGTGGGTGTGGATGACGAAAAACATGGTTTTTTACCTGGCGATATCAATGCTAAAATGGAACCATGGATTCGACCAATATTTGACATTTTGAAGGAGTACTACAAACCACAGGAAGTCACTCGTATGCTAGAAGATCAATTGATAGAGATTTCTCCACTGGCATACATGCGAGGGCGGACATTTAAGAACGCATGGATCATCGCAGATGAAATGCAAAACGCCACACCAGGGCAAATGAAGATGCTGCTTACTCGTTTAGGTGAAGGTTCTAAAATAGTGGTTACCGGCGACACTCGCCAGGCCGACCGCGCTGACCCAGACAACGGATTACTGGATTTTAGGCGTTTGGTTGAGCAGTACGCTCAAAGCCAATATGTGGCCGGAATCGAACTGTCAAGCAGGGACATTCATAGACATCCTGCAGTTGTGGAGGTGTTAAAAATTTACAAAGAAATCTAAATTCTTAAATACTGGATGATAACAATCCAGGAGGTTAGAGAGGTACATCTAGAGCTTACTACCAATTGTAATGCTAGTTGTCCTCTTTGCCCAAGAAATTTTTTTGGATTCCCGTATAATGCAGGATATCCTATAACCGAACTCTCGTTGGCCGATATACAGAAAATATTCAGCCCTGCTTTCATTTCTCAACTGCGCCAGGTCAAGATCAATGGCAACCTGGGCGACTTCATGCTTGCACATGATGGACTTAAAATAGTTGAATACTTTAGAGCGCAAAATCCCACAAGTCTAATTGATATCAGTACCAATGGCAGTGCAAGGAACACAACCTATTGGCAACAGTTAGCAGAGTACAAGCCGATAGTGCGATTTGCCCTGGACGGGCTCGAGGACACTCATAGCTTGTATCGCAAGGACACCAATTTTAATACCATACTAAAAAATGCCACTGCTTACATACAAGCAGGCGGCGATGCTGTGTGGAAGATGGTGTTGTTTGATCATAATAAACATCAAGTAGAGCAGGCCATGCACATGAGCAAACAACTGGGATTCGCCGATTTTGAATTGGTAAATCATGGCCGCGACCGTGGGCCAGTTTACAACAGAGAAGGTAACCTGGCTTATGTGATTGGTAAACCCTATCACGATGTACAGGAGTCCGTGATCACATTCATGGATAACACAAGATATTATAACGGTCGCTATTGGCATTATCGATCAAGATCGCCAGCCAGCAATCTCAACTGCCAGACCATGAGCAAAAGAAAAACAATCTACATAGCTGCGGATGGGTCTGTTTATCCCTGTTGCTGGACCGGATTCTATCCGCGCACCTTTGATTCTGCTCTCATGCAGGGCAATGATCGCATAAAAGAATTGTTAGGAGATTTTAATAACAACGCTCTACAAAGACCGCTGGAAGAGTGCCTGCAATGGTTTGGACGCATTCAACAAGCATGGAAAGCAGAAACCTATGAACAAGGAAGGCCCTTTGTTTGCGATAGAGCCTGTTCAGTCTAGTGCCAACAGTGTTTGTATGGTTGGTGTAACATCATACTGATGGTGTATGGCGATTCCGCCCACAGCCGCCCACTCCTCAATGTTACTACGACGATCATCAATCAAGATGTCGCCTGGTTGGCAATGCACATGTTTGTCTTTGCTGTAAGGACCAAAGTGAACAGGAATGCCAGGATAGTATTTTTCAACCCATTGAACTTTGTCATAGAATGACCAGTGCATGTCATTGTCCTTGGGCACAGCAGTAAGAAACATCAATTGATATCCTTTGTCTGCGCAAAACTTTTTACAAGTATCTACCAAGGTATCTGCGTAGGTTGTTTTTGGCAAGTCCCTGTACAGTCTATCGTTTGAAGCAATAAGTGCCCAGTCTGCGTCTGCATAAAGACCTCCGCTAGGAGGTAAACCCGCCACAGCATGAGCATAGCTATCAAAGTCGGCAACCACGCCGTCCATGTCTAGATATAGTGTTTTCATGAAAATTGAAAAGGGGCCGAAGCCCCTTGTTTTACTTTCCGTCTTTGACTTCAGCGAATTGTGCATCTACCACAGTTTCATCATTGCCGGCTTTCTTGGCTTTGACTTCTTCGGCATCAGCTGTTTGTTTTTCTACTTCGGCCTGGCCTGCCAGATCAAACAAAGGCATGGCCTTGGGCACAAATGCTTGTAACGCTTCGGTAATTTTATCTGGATCAGTTTCTGTTTTCAACAGTTCTTTGAGATCATGCAAGCCAGTTTTGATTGCTTCGCGTTGTTCATCTTGCAGTTTATCGCCGTGCTCTTTGAGATTCTTTTCCACACCCCAGATTTGATGCTCGGCAGCATTCTTGGTTTCTGCAAGTTCTTTGGCCTTGGCATCTGTTTCTGCATTTGCTTCGGCATCCGCAATCATCTTCTGTATTTCTTCTTCACTCAAGCCTGAGTTGGCCTTGATTGTGATGTTGTTTTGCTTGCCTGTGTTTTTGTCCTTGGCACTTACCTTGAGAATACCATTGGCATCAATATCAAACGCCACTTCAATTTGTGGTGTACCGCGTGGTGCCGGTGGAATACCTTCTAGGTTAAACTCGCCAAGTAGCTTGTTATGCTGTGCCATTTCGCGTTCACCTTGGTATACCTTGATGGTAACAGCTGGTTGATTGTCGTCTGCAGTTGAGAACACTTGTGTCTGTTTGGTTGGAATAGTTGTATTCTTGGTAACTACCTTGGCCATGATTCCACCTTGTGTTTCAATGCCCAGTGACAGTGGTGTGACATCTAGTAGCAGAACATCCTTCTTGTCTCCCGCCAACACAGCACCTTGAATGGCAGCACCTGCGGCAACTGCTTCGTCTGGATTCACATCTTTTCTTGGTGCCTTGCTAAAGAAACTTTCTACATAGCCTTGCACCATGGGCATGCGAGTTTGACCGCCCACAAGGATGATGTCGTCGATGTCGGCAGTAGTAAGTCCTGCATCCTTGAGGGCAGTACGACACGGCTCAATACTGCGCTCCACTAGATCTGTCACAAGACTTTCAAGTTTGCTACGACTTAGTTTAATAGCCATATGTTTTGGACCACTGGCGTCGGCAGTGATATATGGCAAATTAATCTCAGTTTGCGCACTTGACGAAAGTTCAATTTTTGCCTTCTCAGCTGCATCCTTGAGTCGTTGTAGTGCCAAAGTATCCTTGGTAAGGTCTGTGCCTGACTCACGCTTGAATTCGTCGACCAGAAAGTCCATAATGCGTTGATCAAAGTCTTCGCCGCCTAAAAATGTATCACCATTGGTGGCAAGCACTTCAAACTGTTTGTCACCATCAATGTTGGCAATTTCGATGATTGAAATATCAAAGGTACCACCGCCTAGGTCGTACACAGCAATCTTGGCGTCTTTCTTTGTGGCCTTGTCCATGCCATAGGCCAAAGCAGCCGCAGTGGGCTCATTTATAATGCGCTTGACATCTAGGCCTGCAATCTTACCTGCATCCTTGGTTGCTTGACGCTGGCTGTCATTAAAGTAGGCCGGCACCGTGATAACAGCTTCTGTGACTTCGTGACCAAGATAGGCTTCTGCTGTTTGCTTCATCTTGCGCAGGACTTCAGCAGAAATTTGCGGTGGTGCTAGATCTTCGTTGTTCGCATTGATCCATGCATCGCCATTCTTGGCTTCAACAATTTTGAAAGGCATCATATCGATGTCTTTTTGCACAGCCTCTTCTTTGAATTTACGACCAATCAGGCGCTTCGCAGCGTAGATGGTGTTTTTTGAATTTGTTACTGCCTGGCGCTTGGCACTGGCTCCTACCAGCACTTCATCGTTGGCATAGGCAACAATGCTAGGCGTAGTACGAGCGCCTTCTGAGTTTTCGATTACTTTGGGTTTGTCGCCTTCCATTACAGCGACGCATGAGTTGGTGGTACCTAGGTCGATACCTATGATTTTGGCCATTTTTTATCTCCTTAAACAAATGGTTTTTCATGCAGGCCCGGTGGGCACCTGCATGAAAATATTTATGCCAATTGTACTGGAGATTTAGAAAACAATCAAGTTAATTTGATTGTATTTGTGCGTTCTGGGTGTTCTTGTATCCAGCGTATGACCTTGGCCTCGCTGCCCCAGCAGGGCTCAGGAGCACACATATATACCCAGTTCACAATGTCTTTAAGTGCTCTAGAATTAGATGCATCAGCACGAGAAACAGCACCCATAAGATCATTACTGAGCACCGCATGCAAGAAACCACCAACTGGAATACCGCGTTCAATGTATTCAGTCAGCGAAATCTGGGTGTGTTTGGGCACATTGTAATTTGAAAAATTAAGCATTGATAGCCTCTTTGTTCACAGTCCAACGATACATGGGTTCAACTTCTTGCAAAAATGTTTTGGTTACATCCATACTCACAAAGTCTGTGCCCTGCATACCTTGCTCGCTGTAGCTGATATCATCAATTGCCACAGGACTAAAGCCCAGCGTTTTCATCAGCGCACGGAACTCTTCGATCCAGCGTTTGTCAGTATAGATCAACCCGTCAGTGTCGCAGTCCCAGCCGTGATTAAAATATGCACGAAGCTCGCCCCATGTGCCTTCATCGTTGCAATAGGCCAGTTCCACACGGACCACTCTTACTGTTCGTTGTTTTGTGCTCCACAGACCATCACCTTGGGTGTGGATTTGCCAATTTACTTGTTTACTGAATTGCATTTCATATTGCCTTTACATAATTAAGGCTAGTTACCTTTGCACCATTTCGATACTGGTCCTGTTGTACTTTTTTGATCTTGCCCTGTATGCGTCCGTCCTTGGCCAACTGTTCGTGTTGGGTTAGAAATCCCACGCAATTACCGGCACCGTCGTGACCGAACACGCTCAAACAATTATACTGCTGGAGGAACCTTTTGTCAACTAGCACAAAGTCCACAGTGATTTTTTCACCCACACGGCCTAGATATGCGCTGGTACCAGCAAGGGCAGCCACTTCGATCTGCTTGTTTTCTCTCTGAATCTGTCCTTGGAAGGTTTTGGGCAGGAATGCCATGAGCCCGCAATCGCGTTCGGTGGCAGTCTCCTGCTTGATCAGCTCGATCAAGGAATGCACAAAATCGCTCAGGCGCTGACCTTTCAGCACCCGTAGCACAGCATCGCCTTGCACTGCCGCAATGGCCTCATCAGCTTGCTCGTAGTCCTGGTCAGTAGGACGCATCTCAAGCCCAAAATTTTCGCGCATGATATCCTTGTTGGCATGCACTTCCCGCCAGTCCTGCGACTCGGGATCAAACACACGGCTGTCGCGATGCAAGGTACCATTCATGCGCTGGGCCATGAAAGCCAGCGCGGCTAGATCACGGGTGGCTATAGTGCGAATCTCACGTTTGGGCATGTCAGGCGCTCCAGTAGGTTTCTGAACTAGGTGAACAATAGTAAGGCGTGTCGTAACGCTCTTGGAACTCCTGTCCGCTCAGCAGGTTCCGGCGGGTCACAAAGGTCTCGTGGATCTCATATCGTTCGCCCCGGCTAGGACGGATGCTGTGCTTGACTGTATGTTCCAGCATGGAAAGGTTGTCGGTATTGTAGTCTGTCTTGCTTACCAGGCGCTCGCCCGACTTTTTACGACGGTCTGCTTTGTAGATTTCGACGGTATACATTATTTGTTCTCCATGATATAAGTGAACAGCACGAACTTGGCACGATTCAGCAGTTGACGCTGATCTTCCATGATATTGGCCAGTGTGTCAGAATCGTACGGGCCGTAGGCTACCATTTCCTGCGCATCGCTCATCATGCTGGCAGCGACCATAGCAGGACCGCTGAGCTTGAATGTGATGCTGGATTCTACCGCTTCGCGCATCTGCGCTTCGGTACATCCGTACATGCGCACTTGGCGCTTTTCTTTGTCAGTGAGTGTTTCGTAGATTGCTGTGGCCATTATCTGCTCCTTGTTGTTTACTGTAAAAGCATTAAATCAGGGTGTCGTCGTACCAGCCAGTGCCGCTGTTTTTGCCGTCATAGTCAAAAGTGCCAGCCAGCAATTTTTCCCCACTGTCGCCGTACACATAGCCCCTAAAATTTCCGTCCTCGTATTCTTCCACGTCAAACGTGTCTGCTTCAAACAAGCAAAAAAAGTCTACGTCGTTGCTGTAGTGCTGTTCCATTATCTGCTCCTTGTTGTTTACTATTCCATTAGTATAGCAAAAGAGCCCAATACGGTCAACCGTTTTTACAGCAGATTTAGGTGCTATAAGTCATTGATTTTTAAGGAGTTTTTGGCTTGAAATACTTGCAAAAATGCTAATTTTTGCCTATTTTTTCAGCAGACCGCTGTTGTGTAGGGCGGACAAGTAGTTGGTTTGGGCACGAAGTTTGCTTTCTAATCTGCGTACCTGATCCTGCAATTGTGCAATTTGATGCGACACTGTTTCATTGTTGCTTTTGATGCCGCGTATTTCTTTATCATGCGAAAACAAATTTGGGCGTGGTATGTTTGGATCCACTGCCCGTTTTTTCTTTTGGCGCATGCTTTTGAGAAACTTTGGGTTCATAGTAAATATTTATCGTTGGGCGCACTAGGAATCTTTACAGCCACGGTGTCTGTTTCTTCCAGGAATTCAATTTGGCACAGATCTCCTGGTTCGAACATAAAAATATCTCCGGCTGCATATATTTCGCCGTTGACCAACATGCGACCACGAGTGACCAGCTGTATTTCATGCACTATTTTGTGATAGTGGCTGATACTATGACCACGAGCATTGGTTTGCCAATTTACTTCAAAATCTCGGGTGCGCCAGACAGCTTCGGGAAAGTCGCCTATAAACCAGCCCCTGGCGCCGGTTTCACTTAGCCGCCACTTCTTCATATTCTGCTTCCACGCTGGTTGGGTCTGAGGGTATAGCGGTTATTTCTTCTTCAATTTCTTTGGCCAACTTATCAAGATAATCAGGATGCAGTTGCCCCATCACAGGAATAAGGTACTTGTTATAGTTATTAAAGTAATAACGGAACAGCTCGTCAAAACTACGATCGGTTTGGAATGTATTGCGATTGATTGCCAATTGACTTAGGTCCAAGATAACATTAGCAGAACTTGCATCACGATTTTTAAGACCTTTGGTAATTTCTACTTTTTCATCATAGCGAATATTGGCTGGGTCATCCTTCCACCCCTTTCTACTGGTGTTAACATGATCCTTGGGTTTCATGATATAAGTCGCTACTAGATAAATGGATTTTTGTTTCATTAAGAACTCCTTTGATATTTGGTCATGATTCTTTGATAGGTTTCCAAATCTTGTGCTTTAGGGGCGCACAGTCCACACCAGCAACTGTGTTTTTTGCACTGTATAATAGGCAGGCTATTTTGCTCCAGCTGACTCTTTAATTTATTCAAAAGCTGTGCGCTGTCAGAAAGATTTCCAATTGGACCTA